TTACGGAGATCCCGTCATACGCCCAATTACAGTGAATGGTATTATCACTGTCAATGAACATACCTGTATGACCACCTGCGCCAGATGAATACCCTTTACGACCCCAGATGAAGATATCTCCACGCTGAGCGTCCCAAGGAGTGTTTTCACTAATAAGTTCATAACCGTTCTTTTCGAGCCATCCATGCTCGTACTCGGTATTCACTGCCCAGCCTGCGGAGACTGCGCCTGCGCTTAGTAGAGCATAGTAAATCGAACTGGAACAGTCATAAGAGTCTGGACCGTTTCGGTAGTCCATGCTATAAGATACTTGACCCTTGCGGGCTTGCATCCAAGCAATACCTTCATCAATATTTACTCCCATTAGGCCTCCTGATCGTTTTCAGCTGCGACTTCCTGTTCCTTTTGGTAGTTCTTGCTAGAAACACCAAGGACAGTACCTGCGAAGGTAGCCACAAGAGCAATCGTTCCAGTGATAGCGCTTGTATCGAATTTATACAAGACACCTAAACCAGTAATCAGTGCAATCGCTGCTGGGACTACTACGGTTACGGTGCGCTTCGCTACGTCGTATTGTTCGTTAGATAGCTTCATTTATATCCTCATCCTCTCTAATTGGTAGGTCCTTGTATTTTTCGTACAAGGCTTCGACTTCACCATTACCTCCGAGATTTTTATAACTTTCGAACAAAATAGACAATTCTCTAAAGTGGTCTAAAGTTGTATATCCTCGCATGACCTCGTGTTTTAGGTCGTGATAAAGACGGTAACGTTGAATCTTCCTAGTTCCGTCTTGTATGACGTCATTTTGGTGATTGATTGCTACTGTCGTTTGGTCGATTCCGTCGACCTGTTGTTTTAGATCGCTAAGGGTACTAGAGATATCCTCTAATACCGCTTTAGCTTTATTCGATTTCCATTCGAATAATTTATTTAACAAAACAGTAAGCACTCCGCTACACGCTGTGATAATTGTCGTTAGGACGGCCGTGTCTTTTAGCCACATTGGTATCATCCTAACCCTCCTTATCCAGCGGCTCCAGCTTCTTCAGTCTTAGACTGTTCCGCTAAAATTTCATCTTCGATTGCGTACCGAGCTTCACGCAATTTTTGTTCGTCGACTCGAAGTTCTCTACGATGCGCAGCGTAAAGGTCTGCGTCGTGCATAGTCTCGGATACTTGCGAAACGGCGTTGGCGTCAATATTGATAATTGTAGTTTTAACGAGTTTCTTTTCACCGCCTTGGCCTACGGAAAACTCAGCTACAATTTGTCGTGTTTTTGTAAGTTCTAACATGTTCACTCACCTCCTTTCTATCAATTATTATAACATGATTTTAGTTCAAATTAAATACGAAAACTTACATTGTCTAAATTTAACCATTTATTATCTACCTGAGATTTTACCGTCAATCTTCCATCCGTGTAGATACACAAGATGGCGTTCCCGTAGTCATTATTCAGCGCTTGTAAGTACATCGAACTGCGCGGTCTAAATCCTTCAGGTAGGACTGCGATAGTAGTTTCTTTATCCGTTTGACCTTTCCATACGTTACCCTTTAGATAAACGATCCCGTCAATGGACTTGGTGTAATAAGCGTCACCATAAGTTGAATAATGGTTCCAACCACTTTGAAGAACTAGCTTTTGCCAACTATAATTTTCCATGTCCTGTTTGAACAAGAACTCCTTCCAGCGACCTGGGTTCCATCTTCCTCCGTCGTTCGATGTACGCAGGAACATTCTCCCGGACATTGTAGTGAAGAACTGAACCATTTTCCAAGTATCTAACCAGAAATTTCTAAATAGTCCCCATTCGCCACCTCGTGTTCCCGTAGGATTGTCCTCGTATTTGTTACTTCGCCATCCAAATTCAGTAGCACGGTTATTCCAAGCGGCGTCCCATTGAGCTCCTCCGCCACTTAGGCCTCCGTCTGGGTTAGTAAGACGATACTGTTGAACTTGTTGTCCACGAGCGAAGATATCTCCACCTGCGTAGATGTTACCTCTTGCGTCAATGGAGCCAGGTGTTCCTTGTTCTACAATCTTACCAACTCCTAGACGACCGTCCTTGTCGTAGTGTAACACTACTGATTCAGTCGCTACGGTAGCACTAAATTCAGTAGACGTGAACCTGTCTTGGATTTTAGCTTTGACTATGTAAGACTTAGCTGGTCCATAAGTACCAGCTAAATTAGCAGACGAGTTAGTAAGTAGGGATATAGTAGTGAACGTCCCTGACGCCGAACCTCTGTCTTCCACAAAGTTGTCCGAGTTTAACGGCGCCACGGAGAAGGTAATTTGCATGATGTTTTTCTGCGTACCTCCTACCGTTATAGGTGCGACCTTAGCATTTCGAAGAGCTTGGATAATCGCAGGATTTTGACGAGTACGTTGAACAGAAAAATTGATAGACGGTCCGTAGTATTCCATGACATTGATTTGAACATTTTGGACGTTCGATTGTTTTCCTCGTGTATCCGTTACCCAAGCTCTCACCGTAGCTGAGCCATTAAAGTTCATCATCCCTAACTTGCCACCATTTTCATTGACCGCTAAGTTCTTACCGACCAATTCTGCGTGGAAGGCTTGGATAGTAGATCCATAGGCGCCGGAGGCGTTGTTGAAGTTGACTTGAATGTTCGACATAATTTGTAGGAAGTTGTTACCTGTCAAAATTTGTCGAACCGCTGAATTAGTTTCTACTAAAGAAATACCTGAAAATGTAGGGCGTACTGAATCAGGGATATTGAACTTCCATCCATTTGAATAGAAGTCACTACCAATTTGAGTAGTTCCGTTATAGGTTCGAATACAGATGTCCATCACCCCGGAACTGGATTTAGGTAAGTATCTTGCTAAGTCTAAAGACGGAGTAAAGGAAACGCTAGTAGTATGGTTCTTACCTAAATCTATCCAGTCGCTACCGAAAACTCGGTACCAAACTTGATGCGTAAAAGAGTTCACTTTTCGATTGAAAATAATTGTATGTAAAGATCCTAGATCTCGATTTCCTTCAAAACTGGAGATCTGCGTCGACCTTGGAATACTGTCCAAGGTGTAATTAGTGGAGATAGTGATGTTTCCGTGAACGCCGTTATTCGGGTCAAACGAAGCCCAAACAGACATCGTCTTAGTCCCGTCACTATTGTGTGGAACAGTTACTTCTCCACTTGCAAGCGTTACCTCTTCGCCGGACGTGTCGTAATCCGGGTGACTGCTATGAACACTTGAACCATTTAACCATACTGAAAGGTTACTGATATTTCCGTAAGTCCACGTTCGATAAGCTCCGTCGCGGTCGATAGTAGCACGCCACCTAACTTTTGAAGAGTTATTAGTGACGTCCTGACTAATTTGATCGACGTAAAGGTTTAAATGAAGAGGGCCATACGAGTTGATAAATTTTGTCATTTCTTTCTCCTTATCCTACATACCGAATCACGTTCATGTCCGGATTAAAAGAGTATTGTTCCGTTCTAAAACGGCCGACTTGAATGGATTGGGTAAAGATCCCGTTATCGATGTGAATAACTCCCTGCGTAAGGTACATGACTTCCTTACCTGCGGAGAACATAGATATTCGGTCACTTGCTACTTTAATAGTAGAACTACCATCGTTCTTACCAATTACAAGACCTTCATTAGAGGAACTCATGTAACTATCAATGAACCTTTTCAGTTCCCGTAGCCCGCCAAGTTCCTGGATAGTAGCTTCAATTCGACTTGCGGCTAAAACTAGGTCGGCTTCCGAGTTTTTAATAGCTTCTTCGTTAGCTGCTATTCGACCATTATAGGCTTTCTCTAAATCACTTAGCTGCTCCATGGTTGCTTTAGCTTTTAGTTCAACGTCGTGAAGTTGAGCTTTTTCTGCAAGAGCTGTTAGTTGGGCATTGGTTAGTTTATGGTCTGCTTTAGAACTGATATCTTTTTGAATGTCTTCCGGAGCTTGTGAAAAGTCTGTAGAGACTGTTCCTATCTCAACTTTAGGGAATGCAATCCAGACAGTAGCAGCAGTAAAGACATGAAGAATTAGTTCATTAGTAGCATTTGAATTCTCTTTCCTTATAAGCTCAATATCGTAGAATTTCCAATCGGTAGTCAATCGAACAGGCTGAACGGCTCCTCGATATCCTGCCCGGGCCTGAAAATTCGTATCATTGACGGTGGATTTTGCCCAAAAACTAAATCTCACCGACTTATTTGCCATCTCGTCAACGGTTACTAGACGTGAATCTCCTCCTGTCGCAAACGTGACTTTTTGGTTCGTTCGCTTACCGTTAAAGGTAGAAACAATTTTTAAAGTGTTGGCTCCTCTAAACTTGTTATCAGTGTCAATACTCAACGTGAGTTGACCTTGCGTTTGGTCTTGAGTATCTGCTACATAATAGGTCGAATATTTTTCCTTTAGGCCGTACTTAAATAAAGAGTTAAGAAATAGATTTCTTCCGCCTATGATGACATTTGCAAGCCTATCGAACCATCTATACCTAGTTCGGTCACGACTGTCATTAGGCTCGAAGTCACTATAATATCCCATATATTGCTGGTTTTGGTCCTCTAAGCTAAAATCTTTCGAGCCGTCAGCGCTGCTAGAGTAAGCGATATGGAAGTATGAAGTTTTTCCGTCTGTTCCCGATTTACCAGGAATACCTTGAGCGCCGTCATTTCCTTTCCATTTTGTCCATGTATAAGATGCAGGGTCTTTTGAATGAACGGGATTAAAATCTTGATACTGACCGACGTATGCTCTACCTTGGTCAGTATGACTAAATCCTTCTCCATTAGGACTATCGGAGAACGCTATGTGAGTATATTGTGAACGACCGTCCCGTCCAGTAGCTCCAGGAATACCTTGTAACCCTTGCGGACCTTGTAGCCCTTGGATACCTCTTGGACCGGTCTCCCCAATTTTAGAGACTGAATAACCTGTCTCGTTCGTGTTGTCCGTGTATGTCCAAACGGTTTTTGTCCAAAGGAAAAAGCCAGGTTGAACGTTTGGAATGTTCGAAGTCCAGTTTGTTGTAGGTGGAACAGTTCCGGAGGTAGAACCTGCATAGGTAATCGTCGTAGACTTAATCCCTACTCCGTCCTTACCAGCTATACCATCCCGTCCATTATTTCCGTCACGTGGAATATAGGTCTTTTGGTAACCCGTTTCATTAGTGTTGTCCGTATAGGTCCAAATTGTTCGAGTCCATAGATATTGTCCTTTAATAAGCGCAGGAACTTGACTTGTCCAAGATCCAGGTTGAACAGTATCATTCATACTAATACCGTACATCACTGAAGTATTTTTCAGTCCTAGACCGTTCTTACCTGGAACTCCGTCACGTCCTGGATCTCCTTTAGCGCCGTCCTGTCCGTTACGAGATACGGAGTAACCAGTCTCCGTAGTCTTGTCCGTATAGCGCCAGGTCGTCTTTGTCCAAAGGTAATGTCCTTGCGGAACGGTAGGGACTTGAGTTGACCAACCTCCAGCAGGTGCAATGGTAGCTGAGTTCGAACTTGCGTACATAATCTCCGTCGCAGCTATACCCACTCCGTCCTTACCTGCGATACCGTCTTTACCTGTGTTCCCGTCTTGTCCAATATAAGCAACTGAATAGCCAGTTTCATGTGCTCCGTCTGTATATCGCCAAAAGGTTTTCGTCCACAAGAAGCGTCCTTTGATTAGCTCCGGAACTTGTTCACTCCAGCCACTTTCAGGTTCTTGCGTACCTGACACGGACACGGCGTAAGTAATAGCCGTATCTGCTATACCTACTCCGTTCTTCCCTGCAACTCCGTCCACGCCGTCACGTCCTGGAGTTCCTTGTTCTCCTTGAGGACCTTCCGGTCCTTGTAGCTTGACCCAAGTGAAGTCATCTGGGACAAGTTCATTAGGATGTTTAGTAGTCGAAATGACCCCAATATACTTCCCTGATTCAGCGTTGAAATTAGTTCCTAGGATGTCGTCAGCGTACCTAATAACGACATGTGATTCAGTTTCAAGCTCTCCAGCTAATACACCCTCGCCGTCCTCGTTCAGTAAGTCCATTAGATCCCGTCTTGGATCTTGGAACGTCAAAACGGACTGAGATAAGTCATCGTAGTCGATTTTTCGGGAAGAAATTTTGCGCCATTCGATAACGCTATAATGGTCATCGACAATGAGTTGAGTATGATGTAGGTCGGGAATTTTCTTATACAAGACCGCTGAAGCCTCGTACCCAATCAAAGGGCGACAGTAAATATCCAAGTAAGCCCTAGCGGCACTCATTAGATTTTCCTTAATCTTAAAACGTTCATCGCTTTTAGATTTTGCAATATAGCGAGGACGCATTTGACGAGCTGTAAACCACGAGACGTCAATGAGGTAGTCACTCCCGTTATTGATGGAGGCAAAGGTCAAAGGTTCCTGACTTCCTTCCTCCTTTTTACCTGTCAATTTGTAGGCGGTACATAGGTTACGGGAGTCCTCTTGTCTCGTCACGTATTTCAAATTCTCTTCCACAACCAACGGGAAGTCAACTTTTGATTCCGTGTAGGGTTGTAGAAATACGACTGTTCGAACTATTCGAACTTCTTGCTCTAATAGTTCTTCATAGCCAAACGTGATCTCTAAATTGTATTGCTTCGCTAAATAGCGTAGGTGCCATAGCATTGAATTTTCTTTAGCCGTAATACTTCGAACCCTTTTATTCGCTCCATCCGGCGGACATACTACTTGAACCCATTTACCTGCGTCTTTGATAATGTCCTGCGCTACGGCGCCGACGGTAGTAGCTACATGCTTCAAAGGTTTAGGTAATCCTTCAGCGAGTTCGTACCATAAAGCGTAGCAAGTGAACTTGGTTAGTCCTTTGGTATCTTCCACGTCCTGCGCGTACTTGATACGGAACCAACGTCCTCCAAAACTAACAATATTTTCGACTTTTAGGTGTTGGTAAATGGAAGAAGTTTCAATGCTTTCAAAAGAAAATACTTCCTTACCTCTTGCGCGGGTTACGATTTCATCCTCATACATCTTACTGAAGATTTCCACGCTGGCGCCAAGTAGATTGTAGTTTTGATCATAAACATAAACAATATCGTCCGGGATAGGACTCATTACTAGACCGTTATCTAACATGAAATCTCCTTTCTAATAGTAAGATGGATTAAGGAACATCTCTACCGTTACCGGTAAAGTCGTCGTCCATGCTGCCGTATCGTTTGCGCGATACTGAATTTTAATAGTAGCTTCTCCAGTAGGTACTTTGAAAAAAGCTCCTCGTTTGATATACCTAAAGATATTTGTAGCTTGTTGACTTGCGCTAATTTTAATTAGTTCGAAAGTTCCTAAGTTAAGCATGATGATGGAACCTGCTTCCATTAGTACCGAGTTAGTACCGAACTCCACAAATTGTCCTGAACTTTTTTCCTCGATACGGAAATAGCCGTTCAATTGATTAGCAGCTCTTAGCTCTAATCGAACTTGACGAGTAGGGCGTCCAGGGTTAGGAAGTTTATCTCCTCCATCAGCGGCCTTAAAGGTATAAGGTTTTCGAATCACTGAATTAGTGTACTCGTAACCATCTTTGAACTGAATCGAAATCTTTACAATCAAAGTCGCCTCACCTAAAACAGGAACTTCCGTCAGGGAACCATGTTCATGTTCTCCTAAAAACTTACCGAAGCGATAAAAGTTTGGATCCTCTTTAGTGGATAACTTCCAAAATGATTTCGATCTAATGAACTGTTTAAACTCGCGATATTTTGCGTTTACTTGTTTTTCCGATACGCCTTTGAACATTACAGTGACGCTCCCTGTTAGGCCGGATAGAGCAGTAGACGGAGAATCTAATACTCCGTCTATCCCCTCTGGGTTTTTGAACCCTGAATCCTTAAATCCTGCCAAGGTAAGTCCTGTATAGTCCAGCACGGTCGCTCCTTTAGTAGCTAGGTCAATGCCGTCTGCTAAAAGCGTTTGTCTGTTAGCCATACTAACCTCCTATGGTGTTACAATGTTACCGAACCCTGATAGGGTCTCTTTACTTTTATTATAAAGACCGCGTGAGAGTTTGTCAACGTCATCATTATTGCGAACGACGATTGTTCCAATAGTGATTGTGGTGTGATCCTTACCTCCGGAAGCTCCCCCTCCTTGAGGTTTATCTGGATCCTTGTCCTTGTTACCGTAAAGGTCTACCTCTGGCGTTCTAATAGCGTCTAATACCTTACCGAATCCAGGTTTTGGAAGTTCATCCGGCATCTCGTCTACGATTTGTTCGAAAACGTCTTTGACCTTTTGAACTACTCCATTTTCTTGGATGTTCATCTTCACATTGCTTAGAGCGTCCGTAACTGTTGAAGCCATTTCGATAGCCTTGTCACGTGTTGTTCTAATCATGTTACCAATACCATTCACAAACCCTTGTCCAGTATATACCCCCATTTTCTCCATCACACGAGATGGTGAGTGGATACCAAGGAAGCCTTTAACAGCGTTCAACGCACTTTTAGCCATGTTCGCTGCAGCGTTTACCGCAGAACTTACCATGGAACCGATACCGTTGATGAACCCTCGAACTAAGTTGACCCCAGCGCTTACCATTTGCCCGGCGAATCCAGTGATACGCGAGATCATCGAACTACCCATTGAACCGATCTTACCAACTACGGAACCAATCATAGAACCGATACCACTAATCAAGTTTCGAATTAAGTTCGCTCCTCCAGATAACATTTGACCTAAGAAGCTCGCAATCTTACTCACCACTTGACCCATCATAGAGGCGATTGTGGAGACGAGTGAGCCAATTAGGGAGGCGATACCTTGGATCAATGCTTGTAGCAGTTGAACCCCTGCTTGGAGAAGTTTAGGAACATAGTCGACGATAGCTTTCAGTAACGCCATCATAATTTGAATAGCTCCGGCGAGTAGCTGCGGGATCATTTGGATTAGCCCTTGGATCAACGCAAGTAACAACTTAACTCCGGCTTCAAGTAATTGAGGCAAGTTCGACAAGATTGAAGTCAATAACGTCGTTATAATTTCAATCGCTGCAGTGATAAGTTGGGGGATCATTTGAATGAGTCCCTGAATGAGTGCTAATAGGATTTGAATACCTGCCTCTAGGATAGGGCCGATATTTTCAATCAAAGCGTTCACAAGTCCCATAATGATCTGTAACGCTGCTTCTAAAATCATCGGTAGTGCTTGGATTAGTCCTTGGACAAGTCCTGTGATGATTTGTAACGCAGCTTCTATGATAGCAGGTAGAGCCTCTACAAGTCCTTGAATAAGAGCTTGGATGATTTGTATCGCTGCGCTAATAATCGTTGGTAACGCTTGAATAAGGCCGTTAAATAACGCCATAATAATTTGGATCGCTGCTTGGATAATTGTAGGTAACGCTTGCGCAATACCGTTTATTAGAGCCGTTAGGATTTGAACACCCGCTGCTAGTATCGTTGGTAAGATAGTTGATAGAGTGTTCACTAGCGTTTCAATTACCCGCGAAATAACGGACACGACACCCGGGATAGCATTAGCTATACCTTCAATGAGCTTGACGAGTATCTCCGTTCCTTTTTGAACGAAAATAGGCAAGTATTGATTGATCATGTCCGCAGCGCCTTGGATAGTAGTAGTCAAGTTATCGAATACTTGAGTGATTCCATCAGCGTTCAGTTGCCCTGTACGAGCCCAAGCGGTTAGGAAGGAAACTACCAAGCTAATAACAAGTCCTAGAGGCCCTGTAATACCGAAGAATGCTAGTCCTACTTTAGTCAGTACAGACGCAGCGATCGACATGACCCCTCCTACTTTACCGAACGCACCTCCTAGCCGTTCTAGTCCGCTACTAATAAATGAACCAATTGAGGATCCTGCTTGTCCTAAGTTGATACCAAATTGTTGTAAGGTATTAGCAACTTTCGAACTAATAGCCGAACCGAACTCTTTAACCTTTTCTCCGGCTTTTTGTAGCCACTCCCAAAGAAGTTTCAGTTTCTCCGCTGCCCATTCGGCTGCAATACCTAGTCCCTTTTTAATCGCAGGCGCTAAACTGTCAATGAAGTTCCGGAACCTCTCGGATTTCGTGTACGCGATCATAAAGACGGCGACTAAGGCGTAGAATGCGGCGACGACTAGAGCTATCGTACCCATCGTCCCCATAAATGCCGGTCCTAAAAATTGCATAGCGATACGAAGTTTCACCATAGTAGTCATTACAGTACCGACAATCAGTAGTAGAGGACCTAGTGCTGCTACCATTCCGGCGAAAATAACGACCATCTTTTGACCTACCGGCGACATGTTGACGAAGGCCTCGATCATTTTAGTGATCCCGCCTACAATCTTAGCCAATGCGGGTTCTAAAATTTGTTGAATAATAATCGCAGCGGATTCAAACGCTCCTCCCATTTGTTCGATTTTACTAGCCAGGTTGTCCTGCATAGTCTCCGCCATTTCCCTTGCGGCACCGTCCGAGTTGATAAGAGCGTTCGTCATCTTATCCAATTTCTCCGGACCTGCGTCAAGTAGCGCGAGCATACCTGAAAGCGAGTTTTGACCATACAAGGTTACGAGGTGTCGGTTCCGTTCTTCTTGCGTCAGTCCAGCGGTAGCCGTTTTCAACTGAGCAATTTGTTCCCGGAGTGGGATCATCTTACCATTTGCGTCGTAGAAGGATACCCCTAATTGATCCATGGATTTAACCATAGCCTTAGTTGGTTTAGCAATACGAGACAAGGCTCCGCGAAGTGTAGTACCTGCTTGTGAACCTTTGATACCTGCGTCAGCCATAATACCAATAGACGCAGCGGTCTCTTCTAAACTTAATCCCATCGAGTGAGCAACCGGTGCGACGTATTTCATCGCCTCTGCCATGTCCACGGTCTCAGCGTTCGTATCTGCGGCAGCTCTTGCGAATACGTCCGCGACGTGTCCTGCTTGTCCTGCTTCTAATCCAAACGCTCTCAAGGAACTTGCCATCGCCTCGGAGCTTGCCGCTACGTCTCCTCCAGATACCGCAGCGAGGTCGAGGACACCGGGCATAGCGTCCATGATTTCGTTCACTTGGAAACCAGCTGAAGCGAGGTTCTCCATACCCTGCGCAGCCTCTTTAGCACTGAAGGCCGTCTTAGCACCGAGTTCAATCGCTTGTCGTTTCATCTTATCCAGCTCACCGCCTGTAGCTCCGGCGATAGCTTGAACACGAGACATTTGAGCCTGGAACTCGTTCCCTACTTTGATAGAAGTCGCTGCTATACCTAAAAGAGGTAGCGTAACGGCGGTAGATAGTACCTTACCCATGCCTGTCAACGCTGAACCGATTTGGAAGGATCTGGACGTTTCAACCGCTAGTCGTTGAGCCTGGTTTTGAGCCAGGTTCAGTTGACTAGTAAAATTGGAAATATCTAGCGTCATTTTGGCTGCTATTGATCCAAAATCCATATATCTTCCTTTCTATTAAATAAAAAATAGGAGCGACTAAATAAAGTCACTCCATTAGCATTTGCAAACCTGGATTCTTTTTCTCGTCTCCAGGGTACCTAGGAGTCTTATCGTCCGCGATGTAACGAATGTAAGCAACTGCCGCAGTATCGAAGCAATAGCGTCCAATTTCTGTGGTCAGTCCTACGACATCACTAGGTCTAATATGAAATTCAGTAGCGACTGCTATGACATTAGACATTTCCTTCGTTTGAACGAAAGGACTCCGCCGAAGCTACCTCACCATACATGGCGCTGAAGATGGTCATCAACTGATCATCCGTCATGTACTCCCCGATTTCTGCGTAAGTAGGTTGAACCAACGCAGCTTCCGCAAAGACACGCAATAACTCGGCCATGTCCTGCAAGCCCGAATCACTTTTGTTCAGTTTTTCCAAGGCTTTACGTTTTTGGTCGTCAGTAATTGCGTTCATTGAAAGGTCGTCCTTAACGACTTCTTGCGTCTCCCCGAAAAGTTCAGTGACCTTACCTAAAAGAGTATTAGGGATACGACCGTTCGCGATCAAGTTCATTACACCAGCCGAGCGAATTTGAACATAAATTGGCTCAGCGCCTTTTCCAAAACCTGGAAGAGGGATAACTTGAAATGATTTTTGACGAAATTGTTCAGCGGTGATAATGTTGTTATTCATAGCAGTACCTTTCTAAATTTAAGCGTATTGGGCGACAAGTGTAATATCCCGGTCAGGCATAACACTTGTATCAAAGTTCCACATAGTAGATTCGCCCTGAATCTTCCAGCCTTTGAAGACCTTACCGTCTGTGCGGGTAGGATCTGCTGGTTTAGGTGTTACCTTTTTACCGACTTCTACTTTGACAGGATTAGCCGTTCCGTTACCGCCAGCTAAATCATACTTCACATTGCGAAGGATAGCAGGGAGTGTAGGAACATAGTCCATGGACTTAACAGGTAAGCCAGCCTTAGTAGCCTCGCGGGCTTTGATTTTGAACTCAGGTGCATAGAACTCTTTACCAATGTTGAGTCCTGGAGCGCTACCAGTACAGTTGTTCAAAGTGATTTTAACGTAGTTGACGATTGAGTCTCCTACATAGTTAGGCACATAAATGTTCATCCTAAATGGTTTCATATTTGTTGCGCCTTGTGCAAGCATCGGTGAGTCATATCCAGCGATAGCTTCGTTCACTTTGCGAACAGTACCCCCTTCAATGAGTGCCATAATTTCAGGGTCAAACGTGTTGTCCTTGAATGTTAGGTCGTAACCGTACAAAAGGTCTGGCGTACGCACGATCGCAAGAATACGAGTATCATTGCGCTTGATGTCTTCCGTACCTTCCGAGGTTACTGACTCAAGTTCCGCAGTCTCAGCGGTGTCGACTGTAAACTTAGATCCACCAACTCGCGGTAGCTGAGTCAATGGATCAAGTTCTTCAATTTCGACAAACTTAATTCCGTAAAGAATATCCTTACTCATTTATAGATTTCCTCCTTGTGGTATTCTATATTCGATTTCTAGTCTATAACGAGATAACATCGTGTCGAAGTAGTCCCCTGTCTCGGAGTAGGTTACCTCATAACCCATGTCCTTAATCAGTTTTCGAACTCTTTGACCATAGTCATCTATCCCTATAATTGAATTAGAGTGGACGTAGATTTGAACCTTCCAGTATGCAAAACTTCCTAGTCGGTTTGTAGCACTAGGCATTCGATGACTGAACCTTAGTACGATATAATCATCCGGACGGTCTAATTCATCCTCCGTTTCGCCGAACTGGAGTCCAGGAAACATCGGCGTAGGAGACAGTTGGTAAGTTGGTAGTATCTCCTTTAGTCTGTCCATCATTGAAGTACGTTTTGTCATTTCATCCTCCTAGCTTACTAATCGTCTTAGAGCCCTAAACAATTCTTCCACATTGTCCTCTATAGACTGTTCCAGTATCTTGTACTTGCGTCCGTGCGCTAGTTCCAACCAAAAGCCGTAGCTCATATGGTGCGATACTGCGATCATAATTTGATCCTTACTGACCCATGCGGCTTCGCCTCGCAATTTTTGCCGGGCGTTACCAGTTCGGTCAGTCCAAATCGCATTCGATTTTGCGTAAGCCTCCATTTTAGTAGAAGCTATCTCACAGACTAATAAAACAGACGTAAGGAACTTGCTTCGGTATTGCTCACAGGACTGAACGAACTCACTAGGATCCCATACAAGATCAGCCATTAGTCCTTTACCTCCAATTTCAGTTCGACTACGATATTTTGTTCTAAAATGTTATGGACTTCGACTACTCGATACCGTCTACCTGATTGATGGATAGTAACGGTATCACTAGGCTTAATTTCGGCACCTCCGTCATTATACATGATGAAGAGTCTAATCCCATTTTGAGCAAAAATTCTACCAGCGTCCGTAGCATTGGACAGTAGGTCAGGGCCGGTTGAATTGTCGAATAGACAAGTGGCGTTTTCTAATACAAGACTTTTTGATTCATCTCGTTTTTTACCTCCGTAACCGTCACTGACCCAGCTATCCCGTGTTACTTTAATCTTAGTAGGCGCAGTCTCAATAGCTCGACGAACTTGTGCTTCGACATAATTGTAGTCATAAGTCATGTTCCGTCCGCCCTTTTCATTAAAATAGTAGACCCTGTACTCGCTGAAAGGTCTTGCTCTTGTTGCTCTGCTTTATACTCGTCATAGAAGAACTGAGCCATGTTCTTCCAGTATTCGGCGTCACCTTTCAAAGTAATAGGTCCAAGAGTCACAGCGTCATTGCGCGTTTTAAGAAGACATAATTTATAGCTTACATACGCAACTGACTTGTGACGATCTAAAAGAGCGGAGATGTACGTTTCCGGATATGGATTAGGGGATTGAGCGTTCCCTATATTCTCCATAACCAAGTCAATATCCGCTTTTTCTGCCATGTTACTCTCCTAGTTCGTAGTCAATAAGTGCGTCGATATATTCACTCTTACGAGTAAGTCCAGTTAGGTCGATACCGTTAGCCTGCGCCAGTTCGGCGAGTTGAGGAACCGTCATAGCTGCGTACTCTTGTCGCATCTTTTCAACCTCGGCTTCGTCGTCTAAAACAGGAGATTCAGTTTCAGTTACTGAACTATCTGTACCTTCAGCTTCTTTCAGTTCGAAGGCAAAACCACGATCAATGAGGGAAGCTCCTAGCGCATCGGGACAGTGAAACACTGAACCCGTATGCACTACACTCCCGGAGACAATCAACGTACTCAATGCTTTTAGTGTAGCCATAAATTACCTCCTAAAAATTAGCCTTCGTTGGTCTTAATAACCCCGACATAGTCAATTCCTTCGAACGATGGGATCATTACCGCAGAAACGACAGTCACCACGTTCACTGGATGTTTTTCCATGTAAGTTGTTACAGTAGGGCCACCTGAAAGAACTTGGACTTGTGCGTCTGTTCCACCTGAAGCCAAGTCAAACGCTTCTGGAGTAGTTCCGTACCAAGTGTGACCAACTGGATCTGGAGGAAGCAAGACAACGACGTGATCATCAATTAAGTTGAACTGACGGATGTTACCTGAGTCAGGCAATTTGTCAGCATCAGCAAATTGTGCAATCTTCTTAGAGTACACCGCGATTTGAAGTTGAGTCTTCTCAGCGATGAACTTTTCAGCGTCCGCAGCTAATAGCATGAAGTTTTCCCATGACCCTTGAACACCAATCGCAAGAGCTTTCTTAATAGAATCACTCTTCGTCATGTTGTTGTAAGTGTTACGGTTCATAATCATACGAGTAGGGCGAACACCTGTACGGTTTTCCATGTCGTCCATAGCCGCCAAAATGTCGGCGATAGGATCCGATGTAGTACGGTCAGTCCATTTCTTCGCAGCGGTGTATTGTTGTTTAGCGTCCATGTTGTAATCATAGGTATACTGAGCTTCACTGTTGGTAGACTTAACAGTAAATTTACCGTACTGAAGCAACTGCATACGCATGTATTCGGCTTGCGCTTCTACACCGTCGACAAGGTTTTTAGTGTCATTGTATAGCTGAGTGATGATTGGTTGAGCCATTCCTTGACTTTGAGTCAATAACAATTGAAGTTGTTGACGGTCTTTTTCCCCCAAACGCATTGATTCACGGAAGAACGCCATTTCAGTAGCTTGTTTGCTAAATCCAGCACGTTCACGGATGCTAGCCTTAGCATCGTAGTTCGATGGTTGAATGGTTACTGGAAGGTTATTAGCACCTTTTAGCCAAGAAATGTCCGTCCCTGCTTGTTGCGCATTAGGGAAGAGTGAAGGTCCAAGGTAAGGAAGGGCGTTCGAAGGTAGTGCTTGGATGTAAGCAGCGACCTCACTCGCATTTAGGTAATCATAAATATTCATCTAATACTTCCTCCTATTTTACTACCAAAATCATTGGGTTTTTATTTTCAGGGACTGCTCCTGCAACCTTTTGAAGAGCTGCGTATTTAACAAATCCATGAACAAGAACAGTGACAGTGACTTTATCTTCACCGTCGTAAACACGTTGATCCGCAAAGATGACGCCATCAAATTGTTCGCCAGTGGTTACTACTTCAAGTCCAGTCTTACGACCGTCGATTGTAGTTGCGTTCTTCACGCAAGTTCCGGCTAAAATATACTTCTTACCACCTACGTCAGTAGCAGCAGTAGCAGGGATTTGAGCACTTAGGGCGACATAATGGTCTGGGATTGCGACAACGCTTCGAGTAGTTTGATTGAAATCAGTTTTCTTAACTCGTACATTAGGCATAGCCTTTTCCTCCTATTATTTAAAGAATGTAGCTTGTTGCTGACCAGTAGCACTTTGTGATTGAGCTAATGATTCAGCGAGTTGCTTACCAAAGGATCCTACTTCACGCGGTTCGGGAACTCCTGCGCCTACGCGACCTGAGTTGCCCGGCTTACCTGTTCCGGAAGCTCCTTTGTGAGAAGATTCAGGGTTAGGGTGTTCCTCGTCTTTAGGATTTTCTTTGAATAAGTATTTACGAGACTCACGCAAAGACTTTAATTGATCTTCTAAACCTTTGACGTTACCTTTGTCGTCGACTGTGATATCGTCCAGGTTCATAAATCCAAGAATGTCCGCTGCGGGAGCAATGGAATCAGTGATCAAAGGATGTAGAGCTGAAATAACTGAAGCACTTTTAGCTATTTGAGTTTGAGCGTCTAATTGACTTTTTAGGTTTTGAATCGTAGCCTGCGCATCACTACCATCTTCCACTTGTTTAGACAATGTAGAAACTTGCGTCTTGTATTGCTCAATCGAATTGTTCGCTTGGTCGCGTTGTTGAACAACTTCATCGAATCGTGCGTGCGGTACATAATGTTGACCATCACCATCAATGAACAATTTTGCGGCCAATTCTTTTGCTTTAGCATTCACATGCTCTGTGACATTTTTGATCGTTGGTTCATCCAAACCTTTTAAAAGGTCTTCTAAATGATAAGCCATTTGATATCCTCCTTGAGTTTACGCCCTCCGGCTGAATCTTCCGTTTTTATTTACTTGGAACAGTGAAACCAAGTTCAAGTCGTTAAGGTGACAGGATCCCTTTTTCATGTATTATTATAACAGAATCGAACCTTTTTTACTATATTTCGAACGAAAGCTACCTGTAGACTAATTATAGATAAAAAGATACCGTTCGAAAACGATATCTTAATAACTTTTAACAAAATCCAGGTCACTGTATTTTTCGATTTTCCCTGCGGTTAGATCGTCATACCAAGCGTCTAAAACATCGTTCGGTTCCCCATCTACCCAACCGCGCAACTCGTCGGCGATTTCTTCCAATGAATCTTCATACCATATAGTTTGGTAGCACATTCCATTAGGATGGTCGAACGGACATTCTTCAATAGGAAAAACTTCGCCATCTAAATCGCGACAAGCCTGACAAGTTCGACCCGGCGCGTGTACGGAATGCCATTGAACTTTTCTGGCGTAAGGGTTCACTTTTCCCCATTGTCGAACGCCTGCGGTAGCTGAATGACTAATAGTAGTTCGAGCTAGTCTTAAAGCATTGTACTCTAAATTTTCATACTTGCGTGCCGTAGTCTTACCCAACTTTTCGGCGATTTGTTCGAAGTCCCACTCTTTACGAGCTTTTGGATCAATGTACTTTTCTAATAGTTTAGCCATGTCGACCGCGGACATACCACTTGAAAGACCTTGCGTGACAATTTGTTGAACGTCATTCCCTGCGCGTGCAGCACTAGACCAAACACGTTTAGACAAGTTCTTCCCGTCTTTGTAGATTTCTCCTTTAGTAACAGCTTCAGCGGCTTTACGGGAAAAGACTAATGACGCTGAACGAACTTCTTTTCCAAAGTCTTTAGCAGTAGCATTTCCGTCTTCTCCTAAAATGTTCAGTAAATGTAGAACCTGTCCATCCACGGCGTTCTCTGCCGCTTTTTGGGAGTATTCGTGCATAACGTGAACGAGAACCTTGTGAAGGTCGTAAGCGTAGTCTTTATATATCCGTTTAGGTAAGTAGCCGTTACGGGATTTTTTAATCTTATCTATTAAGTCTACACCAGCATCATTGAACGCTTTTAACACGGCCTTCTCTTGTTCAAGGGTCAATTTAATGTTGGTCTCGTGTATAGCTTTTTCCCAGCTACTGAGATACCCATTCTTTTTCTCTTTGCTCAATGTTCAGCTCCTTTTTCAATTTTGCGGTAAGGCCTGAAATTTTATGCCCGGCGTTTTCGTCCTTCATTCGATATTGGTGGTAAAGGTTTTGGTTCATTGCTGCTCCTTTGGCTAATTCATCCTTCATCTTTTGACGACAGTCATTGCGCAATCGAATTAGTTTTTCGACCTCTTTATCGCCGACATAAGTAGTGAACCTATAATGACACTTAGGACATTCAAAGAACCTCCACTCGACGCCCTTTTCGATATGCTTGGAGATAATTTGCTTGGACGATAGTTCGAACTTATGTTCACAATGATCACAGTTTACGTCAAAGACCGTTTTAGATTCGATCTTGGGTTTGTTGTTCTTGTTGTTCTGGCGTACTTGGTTCTTCAATTGTTTTTTCTTGCGGGTTTTCATCTTGGGGTTCTCCTTGTTCGTTTAATTCGTTAGCTAATACAGGTAAAGCGCCAGCGGAGATTTCATCCAACTGCGCAAGTTCCTGCAATACACGTTCCCACTCTTTATCAGCTTTTTCCTTCTTACTGAACTCTTCGATGTAAGATTGGTGACTTCGAACATTTGTCTGTACTTCGGTAAGCGCAGTTTGTTTAGCAGAAAGTTCGTCACTTGGTAATGGATAACGATGGTCAATTGACAATGTTGTTAGTGTTTGGTAACTTGATTGAATGTCTTGTGGCAATAGACCTAAGTCTACGCCTACTTTACCTAAAATTTCTTCAATTAGTTCGATAAGCCATTGAATAGCGTCATCCCATTCTGCCCACTTGTCGTCACATTTACTCATTAGGTCATAGAATAGATATTGCATTGCAATCCCTGATGGCGCATCTTGTACCTTTTCCGGTAGTGGTTGGTCCATTAGTTCATACATGGCTTTTTTAGCGCCGTCTAAATAATATTCAGCGGTAGGTAGGAAGTTGAAGTTTCCGGAGATCGTCGTCACCTGCGCCTGCTTACCTCCAGTACCGCCGATGGAAGATGTAGGGTCACTCTTAATGTCGACCAAAGCGTTTGGCGCAATTTTCATTCCTTGGATTGATTTCGAAGATCCATCAATGATGACGGGTTGTTCGAACATTTTGAACCTAAGTGAATCCCTCATGTCACTAATAGTTCGGTTCGTGTTGTTCGCAATGGTAATGAGATCTTTGACGTCACTTGTTCCGTATACGTCATTAGTAAGGGGTTCATTAAGGATGACCTTACAAGGGATTTGACTCAATCCAGTTGGCGCCGACTCTTGGACTTTTAGTGGTACTTGAACCTTATTACCTAAATTGTCTTCGATTTCAATTAGCTTGGCGTCTTTTTCCTTGATTGTAGTTTGCCCATCTTCCGTCATGTAGATTTGGTTCGAAGTTCCGTCCGTCAAAGTGTAGGTGAGCCAGCATTGCTCTTCGACATCTTCCAGCGCGGTAGTAATACCTGAGTTCGAACTTCCTGATTTCATTTCATAACGGTAGTGATGCCATAATTGTTTTTCAGTAGACATCCCTTTCGTGCGTTCGTCCTGATACACAATGTCCACGGACAAAAGACGGGAAGGATCTTTAGGGTCTACAATGTAAGAAAATTGCGGCATGGAGTAGAACTGAACATCAATTGGTTCTCCCGGGTTTGCTATAACGGACAATAGAACTCGCTTGCCGACTGTTGCATCTACCAAAGCTCGTTTACATTTACTCCAAAACTTAGCGTGAGCTAAAATGTGGTCGAACAAAATTCGTTTATTCTCTGCTTTATCATCTTCCTTGTCTACAATAGGGTTGAAGATCAGTTCAGGTTCGGTTCCCATCATAAAGCGCGCTTGCTTTTTAATGAGGGATCGAATATAATTTCGAATTTCGCGGGTAGGTGTATAGTCAAGTGAATCTTCCTTTATCTTCCACGTTTGACCATAGTCTGCGTTCAAGTCTGTTACATCGAAACCGTCAAAGTATTGGTAATACTTTTCAACCTCTTGTAGTTCCTTTTTGAACTTTTGATTCTGCGCCAACGGGCCGTCAAAGGACTGACTGACAAGCTCGTCGGTATGGGAAATAGCTTTTGATTTTTTAGCCATGTAGTTTACCTCCTATAATGTATTATACACTATTTTATCTAATATTGTTTACCATATTTATCGCGCACCTTTACCGGATAGCACTTGGATTTCAAAACCAAAGTCGTCGTTGATAATCGCGTCCGTTAAACACGCATAGCGGTTACGGTCCATACAGTGGTCATTCTCTTTAATGACTTGGTCTTTACCAACTTGACTAGCCTTACTGTCCCAGCTATAGGAATAATACTCGTCTATGTCGTGCGTGTTACTTGGATCTATTGTAAAGCGTCCTTCTGTCAATAGTTCAGCGTGGAAAGAAATACCTAAAGTGACGTCATTGCGCGCAGGGATTATTGGTATGTTTTTTCTTACTATATAAGGATGTTTTTGTAGTTCGACAATCATCGCCGACGCTGAAGGATCTAGTATGATGTATTCAATAGGAAGTCCTTTAATCATTTTCACTAAATCATTAGCATACTCTTTGGTCGTCTTTTGAAGTATCGAACCGAACTGAACATTCGAATGAACATCAGCTTCCGTAAGTTGTTCCTCTGCTTCCCTACCTGAGTGGTAGTAAGACTGAATTAAATGGTAACTTTTTCGGCGCTTTGAAAATCCATAAAGTCCAAAGGTAGTCGCGTTATAAATACCAAAGTCTCCTGCGACAAACAATCGATCGAACTCTATATCTACTTTTCGAACATGCTGCTCCTCGTTGAACATCGAATAGACCAAACCGTCCGCGGTAACCCAAAGACCTAATATAAACCTTTTACGGAAAACGCCAGCATACATTTTAGAATAGCGTTCTTTGACGTGTTCACTAAGACTTGGATTATCTTCCATAGTGAAGTGAAGATATAAAATGCGCTTTTCGATTTGTTTGTCGATCCAGTTCTTTTTGAAATAATGGTTAGGATTTCCCGGGTTACAACTGAACCACATTTTCGAACCCTCCACTGAACATCGACCAGTAGCTTGGTTGACAAAAGACTCCGGCATCAATGCGACCTCGTCACAGAAGATCCCAGCTAGTGTGACCCCTTGGATTAGGTCTTGTGAGCTTTCATCCTTACCGCCAAAGATGTAAAAATAATTGACTATTTCTTTTCCTTTATTTATGTACCTAATAATAATTAGATTTTCATTGCGCACATCTTTGATTTCATAACCGCGACTGACAAGCATTTGCTTCAGTGGCTGGATAACGTTACGGCGCGCTGAGTGAATCGTCTTACCACAGATAGCAAAGTTTTGTCCATTGAACTTCGTCATAGCCCAAAGTGTAAAAGACAAGGCCATCGATACAGTCTTCCCGGAACGAATTGAACCATCGGCGATGACAATGTCGAAGTCTTTGTAAGGAGAGTTATCTGTCCACCAAGTAAGGAGCTGTAATTGTTTTTTACTAAAAGGTACAAAGTTGAATTTAGGTATTTTATTCCTTAGGCTCATTACCATTATCCGTTACTCCTTTTAAATAGGAACCAGTTTCTTCACTAAATGTTTGCCAAACTGATTTTGCGGCTTCATCCAGCGCCTGAACAAAGTTGTCCCGAACTTCTTCCGTGCCATCCCCTTCTCCCATTTTAGCACGCAGTAAGGTAATCTTTTCGCGTTCAATTTGTAGGCGATATTGAACCTCCGCTGGGATCATCCCGTTTGCGCGTTCTTGTCCTAATTGTGCGCGGTCTATAATGTTCGATAATACATCCAAAGCTCCCCAACGTATTTGTCCATCTTTAGTCATTAGATATTTATCTGGGTTATCTAAAGCCATTTCTATAATAGACATTAGTTTTTCCCAAGCGGCATGATATTTGACGTTCACTGTTACTTTGAACCCGGCATACATTTGAGTCAAAGTGTCATTAGTAACTAACGCCTTTTCATCTTCGAACTGTTTTTTCAGTTTGACCCATTTACCTTTTGAGCGTAGGATTTCGACAGTTGTTTTTGACACGCCATATCTATGCGCAATTTCCGCGACATCCATGCCCCTAATAAATTCAATTTTCATGCGCTCATTGCGTTCTTGTTTACTAAGTTTTATCCCTTTATAATCGAACTCAATGACCTCGTCTACATCGACACGCGCTTTTTGCTTCACAGGTTTACGGCCTCGCTTTTTGCGCGAAATAGGTTTTTGCGTTTTAGGTCCATTAGTTGTCCCCATAAAAACATCCTCCTTCTTATATTTAAGTCACTATTATTATACACTAAAAACAATCACCATCCAAGGCTCCTAGGTAATACAAAACTTGATAAATTATAGTTCGAAGTTATCAATTAAGATTTTGCACTTTTGGGTCTAAATTTCCCGAACTTTTTGCTCTTTGGTTTTTCGAACTTTTGAACATTTATTTTCGAACTTTCGAACAAAATGAACTTTTCGAACATTGTTTTCGAACTATTGAACCATGTTTTCGAACTTTCGAACTATTGTTCAGTTTTAATGGTTCAGTGTTTTCGAACTATGGTTCAGTCTCGTTTTTCTAAAATTGTTCAATCTTGTAACTCCTTGGTACTACTGGGTTTACAGGACTTTGAGAATTGGTTTGTGGAAGTCGCTTTTATCCTTATCCTTTTGCTAATTGCTTAGGTCTAAAGTCTATTGCTAATCCTGTATTTACTACTATTATTACTGGATATAATTAGGTTTAATAGTAGATAGTTCGAAAAGTATATTTTGCGCGCATTTGATTTTTATTGATATATCAACGTTTTGCGCGATTTTGTTTTTAGTATTTAATAAGTAGGTAGATAAATACTTTTAGCTCACTTTTAGTAGTTTTTAGCGTGTTTTTATGTGTTTTCCCTGCGCGTATTTTTTACGACGTAAAAAAAAAATTAAACTTTTTCGAACTTTTTTGACAAAAAGGCTTGACTATTACCCGGTAATACTGTATAATGTAATTGTAAATAAGAAATAAAGAAAAAAGAGGTACACAAAATGAACTTTGAACAACTAACACAAGCAATGAACAACACTTACATCATCGTCACTGACAAAGAAGAAGCAAGCATTTGGACTAGCGGAAAAGCATGTGACGTGATCCAAACTAATGGAGGACAAAGTCTTAAAGATAAAAAAGTAATTAAGTTCGAACAACTTAGCGAACAAGATTTGATCGATTGGGACATGGATCCAGAAACTGACGCAGCTTATGTCGTAGTAGATTGCTAATAAAGGGAGGAACTAATAATGAAATTTGAAGTAAGAAGTGAAACATATTTTACCGCCGAAGAACTTTTGGATAACTATGAAGTAGATATGGAGGAGTTAAATCCATACTATGATGAAGTAGAAGATAAAGTATTTGTAGAAGTCAAACACATTGCGCCGATTTTTAATTTTGGCGAAAACATTGAAGCGGAAATTATTATTAAAAGTCGCAACGGTAATCCCGTAATCATTATTGATGAAGGATTATAAGATCCACGTTTTAGGTAAGGTCATTAAGGCCTTACTTTTTTTTTGAAAAAAAAATAAAAAAAAAGTTCGATTTTTTGAGGTTTAGGGGTTGCGTATTACCGGGTAATATGGTATAATGTATACATAAAGAAAAACAAAATAAAAACAAAGAGGTAAACAAAAATGGTAAAAGTTAAAGACCTAAAAGTAGGAATGAACGTTGTAAATATCCAAGGTACTGAATTTAAAGTAGCTGACCGTAAAGGTCGTAAATGGGTAAGTTTAGAACGTCTTAGTGATGGACGTGTTTGGTTCTATGATAATGAATCACTTATGGTTGAGGAAGTAAAAGTAATTGGATAATAAAGGAGATAAACAATGAAAACAATTAAAAACGGCGGAGACACATTTAAACAAGTTAAGACTATTCCTAGTGGTTATCAAGTATGGAACATCCCTTCAATCGGTGAAGGTTGTGTCCCTTTGTATGTTCCAGCTGGTGAAACTAAGGTAGACGTTACTTCATTGCGCTACTTACAATTAACTGAAAAGGAAGCTAAGATCCTAAACAATGCCGCAGGTTATGGACTTCGTTCCCTTGCGGACGTGCGTAAGGCTTTAGCAAGTAAACGCAAAGGACCTACAACTGAACGTCGCAAACGTCTTGCGGAACCTGCGCTACCAATTTTTGAAAAGTACACAAAGGAGAAATAAAACAATGTCGAACGAAAAACTTATCGAAAAGATTAAAAACCTTATTCAACTAGCAAACGACAACCCGAGTGACGAGGAGGGACAAACTGCCCTTCTTCTTGCTCAAAAGCTAATGCTAAAAAATGATATAGCACTTGCGGAAGTAGAGCAATTCAACGAACCTGAAAAGTTCGAAACTTCCTCAGCTATTGGAAAAGAAGCAAGTCGAATTCTTTGGTGGGAAAAGGAACTTGGGTACACGCTTGCGGCTAACTTTAGATGTTTTTGCATCAATCAACGTGACAGGAGTTCCCGTAAAAGTCGAATAATTTTCTTTGGCGAAAAACAAGACGCTAAGCTAGTATCTAAAATATATGAGTCAGCTTTGCTCTATCTTCGTTACAGACTAGATCGACTTCCTTCGCGTGAACCTTCGTACAAGAACTCTTATCTTCTAGGATTTTTAGTAGCCTTGGACACACGCTTCAAAAAACAAGTAGAAGAGTATTCACTTATGGTTTTACCTAGTGAAGCAACTAAGAATGCGCTTAGGGATACATTTCAAAACCTAAAGCAAGATAAGGTCGAAGTACCTAAAAACGACTTCGATTTAGAAGCCTATACGGAAGGGAAATTTCAAGGAGAAAATGCGAAAATAATGCCGGATGAAATTTTGGAAGGAGATGTTTAAAAATGTTCATCGTTCGATTGTTTGCGAAGTTACTGCTAAAGGTACTAAAATGGTTGCAAGGATTTGTCGACCAAAGTGGATTATATTAGGAGGAAAATAAGATGGTTATTTTTGATAGAAAAGAGGAGTTTACTCCTGTCAATTTCGGCGAACGTGCTACGGAGATGGAGCGTCAACATTGCTGGACGGAAGCAGCGTATTACCAACAATTAGCTAAAAGGTTCAATAGTTCGACATGTAAGGAACATGCGAACCAATTACTTCAGCGACACGCGCTTTTGAGTTAAGGAGGAACTATCATGCGTAAACTTAATAAATTTAGAGTATCCGTAGCGTTAGGAGGTGTCCTCCTTTTCGCTGCACTTGTTTGTAATATCGCGATGCTGCGCGTGCAGGTTAGCCAATTACAAGTCGAAGTGAACCAACTGGACAAGCGCTTGGAAGCTATACACAATACATCAAGTGAACAAGTTCGCTATCAAAAGATGGTAGCTAAAATGAATAAGGAATAAGCTATGGCTAAAAATAAAAAACGCAAACCTAAACAAGGTAAGAAGTTTCGTCCTAATATTGCGACAGTAGTTCGACAAGTACCTAAAATTAGTTATCGCAAAGTAACTTGTAAATACTTAGCGGATACGGACTCTTTTCAAGTGTATTTGGATATGACGTTAAATGGTACCATTTTGCGCTTACTTGGATTGATTGATCCTAATCAAAGCTATGAAAAGGGTATTCGAATATTTACCAAAACTCCGCAGCGTTGGATGACGTGTACGGAGGTTCAAATTAAAAAGGAACACGCGCCCGGCTTGTTCACTGTACTAACTGCCTACTGTCACACTATCGGCGATTTATTAGATGACGGAACGGACGTGCAGGACTTACCGCAAGGTCTAATCTACAATGAAGGTGAGGTCTTTAAAGATGACAAGTGTATCGAACTATATAAAAATGTAAAGGAGGCTTCGACTATGCGATGTTCAAAATGTAATTCGACTTATATTGGTCGAACCTTTAAGTACGCAGGTACGTTCATTATGACGCAAACTGGTGAACAAATTAGTGACAACCTTACGCCCGTTCCTAGTGGACACTATTGGCGATGCTTGGATTGTAATGCAAAAGTTCGAAAGGTAGGTGACGTTGATGCTTGGGACGATTAAAGATCAAAGTGATGTCAAACTGTTCGCTAATCAACGGGAGTATCTTGTTACGGAAAAGGGACAAGGCTTTATCGGTACCGATGGATCCTTGCTGCCCGTTGTATGTCTAAATGGTAAGGTCTTTCAGTTTTCACGTGAGCAGCTTATTGACTACGCTTACGAACAACTTACACAAGAATAAGGCTTTAGCGCCTTATTTTTTTTTTCAAAAAAAAGTTCAGTTTTTTCGTGTTTAGGGGTTGACTATTACCGGGTAATACTGTATAATATAGTTGTAAGTAAGAAATAAAGAAAAACAGGAGGAACTTACAATGAACGCAACTAATACAGTAAAGGCAGCTATCAAACAATTCGGTGATGAATGGTACTACCAAATCTTCAATAAATACAACACATTGATCACAGAAGGTCGCATCGAAGACCTAGGAGCTTACATGGACAAGGTAGTTGAGGAAGTTCGATTCACTAACTACGGCGACATCGAATGCCAACTAATTAAACTTTACATCAAGTAAGAATAAGGTCCCTGCGACCTTATTTTTTTAGCGTCCAAAATAATTGAAAAAAAGTTCAACTTTTTCGAACTTTTTTTTGAATAAAACGCTTGACTATTACCCGGTAATACGTTATAATAGTTACATAAAGTAAAACAAAACGAGGTAAACAAAATGAAACTATTTAATCTAAAAAATACATTCGAACCTACTGAATACCTAGTCGTAGTAGATAAGGACGTTACCGAAGTATTAGTTGAAGGAAAACGTTGGCAAGTATTCAGTTCGAACTCTTTAATGGAAGTCGAAGTATTAGCAGTTGAAATGATCACTAAAGACTCTGAGCTACAATGTATCTTAGATACTGACGCTCCTGCTTATATGATTAAATTAAACAAGTAATGAGGTAAACAAAATGAAACACTATAAAGAATTAAATGCACTTCGAAACAAAATTAGTGACGGACGTTCAACACGTGACTCTATTGCGCGTGCCGCTGCGCAGTATGTATCCCTATTCGATACTAAAGACGAGTTAGCTATTGAACTAAACGAATATAAGAATATTCACTTTGAACGTTCATTACCAACTATTATCACGGATCCTATTGCGCAGTTCGGTAGTAATTTACCAGGTGACCAATTAGTATTATGGGACACTTATAACCCTAACATGCCACGCGCAACATTTGAAGAATATGTAAAGGAGCAAGTAAAAGGAGGAAAACAAAATGGCTAAACCTACATTAGAAGCAAAGAATACACTCATTATGAGATTTCATCAGGCGGACGCAGTCCATCCCAAAAATGGTGAAAAGATCGACATTTCGTTTGCAGGTGTTACAACTGTTATCGAATATAAAGGTCGATTAGTTACTTGGGATATCCAGGAAATGTTGAACGAGGCTATCGATTTAATTGACAAGGAAGAGGAACTAAGTAAATGAAATTTCACGTCTACTCCGCAAAGTATTTCGAAGAAGAGGACGTTCATGTGCACTACGCAGACCGATTGAACAAAGTTGGGAAGGTGTCTTACTACTGCGAACGGGACACAGGTAACCCTATTATCGAACTCGAACTTAGTTCACTAGAGGACCTAATTACACTTTCAACGGAATTGCGCGTGTCACTAAAATTATCACGTCCATACAAGGAAGAGGATCCGTTCCAACTTTGGATCGTCGACGGCTACATGGAATAGGAGGATACCATGGAAGATAGATACAACATTGAGCCAGCGGACATACTGAACTATATCGGTATCACTAATACAAAGGATCCAGACTTTTATGATTGCTTGTTAGCCCGGCTAGTAAGCTCCTACACTGCTAAAGAACTTGCGTACCGAGGAATATCCTTTGGCGATTTCCTTGCGGAAGTTCAAAGTCAATCCCTTGCGTACTTAGGGCAATAAAAAAGACCTATTCATTTAGGTCTTTTATTTTTGCGATTGTAGTTTGGTTAGGTAGTTCGCTAGATCCAGCGCCTCCTCTTTAGCGTGCTGCAGGAAGTCATCTTTGTTATTTTCAGCTAATGTAGTTCCGTACTTGCTTACACCTACAACACTACGAGACATGAGCTCGAGTGCGGTATGTAATACAATAGGATCCAATCCTGTCACGTCTATATAATCACGTGTAGGGTAGCAAGTATCACCTATACCTACTGTCCCGTCTGGGGTTATACTATACACTTTACGCATTTTTATCCTCCATCATTCGATTGAACTGTCGCAAGGTCATTGCTATATACTGTTCACCATTGTCTCCATAATCGAACACTAATGCGCAGTAATCTTTTTTAGCAGCGAACCGCTCTTGCTCGTTCTTGTCGAACCATTCCTTTTTTAGGCTTACAGTTTTTTGAGACTTCATTACGGTTTTACATTCAATAAGCATGTCATCCGTAATGACGTCCCCTTTATAGTAATCCGTGGCGCCGGAGTTGGGTTGAACTTTGCCACCTAATTGACGAGCTACTTTTTTCTCCTGACGTGCGCTCGCTCTGCGCGTTGGTATTGTCGATTTTGCGCGTGTTTTCACGATAGCGTGTAAATTACCCAAAGGGTCGCGTAGAACGTTACCTGCGCGAAAATACAAGCCAATGCGGTTGGAATATAAGAAGAGTCAGGAGTCTTCTTGTATTGTGCCAGCGTTAGCAGGGTGAAAACCATTACCAATGCGCTTACTAAATTAAGTAGAAATATCAGTAGGGTTGGGATAATGTACTGCATCTAATTTCTCCTTCACTTGTAGACCTAGTTTAGATCTAATAATTTTATTGCCTGCTAGGACTTCCTCCAAAGCTATGACAGTTTTATCACGCAAGGCTAGTACCCAAGTATAATGGTAGCCAATGTCGATTGCCGCTTTGCTTAGTGGAATATCGTCCAGGATACATAGTCGAATGATCATACGTTGGTTCTCTGGGAAGCACTCGACAAGCGTGTCGATGTACCCTACGAACTGTTCCAGTTGTTCGAACTCTTCGCCTTTATCATCGTTAGCTAATAACCAATTGATGCGGGCGCGTGCTCTTGTGTAGTCTCCTCTTAGGTCGAGGATCCGTTGGTTCATTTCTTTTCGTTGTGGGTTCATGCTATAGGTTCCTCATACTTAATTGTTTCACACGCTGCGTCGACATAGATAAGATCGTCTAATCGCAATATAATGTCCGTAGCAATAACGTCACCATTGATGTCCGGGTTGTAAGGTGTCAACCTAATGCACCTTTGATTATAAAATTCAGGGTTATCAATGTAACCCTGAATATCTTCAACTGCGTCATCGTAATCGTCAATGGTGTCGAATAAAGCTGCTACTTCTAAATGAGTACCGTTAGCGTAGATCACATGAAATAACGTCTTTATTCGTTCCATTTACAACACTCCTATCTCTTGTAGCGTGTTCAGTACATTGTCGACCTTTTCATTGATAGTTAGGATTGCTTTTAGGTCGCCCAAGGCTGTCGCAGGATCGTTCTTGTTTACGATTTCTTGGATGGACTCACGGAACCCTTTATATTTTCCTTCAGCGATAGTAGTCTCTTTATGAGCGTCCATAAGGCGACTAGATGCTAGGGCGAAGCAAGCTACAAGTTTTAGATTTTCTGGATCCTTAGTCTTCATAGCACGTTCAGTGATAGCTTCGGTAATGTCTTCGAGCTCTCCTAATGTAAATTCGATTTCAATCTCTGGGTGACCTTTGCCACCAATACGGGCGCCGAATTTTTTGCTACGATAATCTTTGCATTCTTTACACATTGTTCAGTCCTCCTTTATGGACGTGGGCGTTTTGATGGAGTTGGTTTTTTACGAGTAGCACGAACGGAAGTCTTTTTAGGTGGATTGACCATTTCTTCATACTCAGCTTCGGTAATTGGTTCCCAAGTCTCTTCATCGTACTCTTCAGGTAGACGTTCACCCTTGCGTAATACGTTAGCTTTACCGTCCAATACATAGAAGAAGTCTTCCTCTAATACTGGACACATAGCATTGAGGTACTCTTCTTCATCAACAAGGATGTCATTTGGATCGTCCGGCTCATTTTCGTCCTTCTTGTAATAGTAATCATCGTCCTGGCTGTAGAAGTAGTAGGTTTTCGGTTCGACGGCTTTTGCCGCTGCGCGTGCTCCTTTGCGTGGCATTCTAATACTTGACTTAGGTTTTTCTTCCACGTCATCGTCTTGTGCTTCAGCGTCTTCTTTAGGTTCATCCTTAGGTGCAGTCTTTTTGCGACGTGTAATGCGAGTAGGTTTTGGATCTTCCTCTTCATTGTCGTCACCTTCGTTCACTTCAGGCTCTTCCTTAGGTTCTTCCTTCTTGCGACGGCGTCGAGTTGGTTTAGGTTTTTCATCTTCCGGCTCTTCGTCTTCGTCGACAGGGTCTGGATCTTTTTCCGGAGCTTTGCGTCCACGGCGAGCAGTCTTCTTAGCTGGTTTTTCTTCTTCTACCTTCACTTCTTCTTCGTCCGTACCTTCGCCGTAAACGAATGCTTCATTCTCTGTGACGTAGGTCGCTGCCATGTCAGCGCGGTGAGTTAGGAACGCAAGTGGGTTCCATTTGAACGTTTCACTGCATGCTGCCAATGTAGCGTAAGGGCTAATATCATAGGCTCCCATGTGCCAGAAAATAGCTTGCGCTTCGAGTTCAGTAAGCTGAATGAACTTCTGTAGGTAGAACACTGATTGAGCTCCGTGTCCCATTTCTGCTTTTTCTTTATTGTACTCATAGGCCTCGTAGGCTTCCCAATCCCCATTTTCATCCTTGCGCCATTTTTCAGTGATGACATAGCGGTCAATTTTGCATAGGTCGTGGAACAAAGCGATAATAGCAATCGACTCAGGGCTATAAATTTCTTGCCAACCTGCGCCGACTGTATTTTCCATTTCCCATACCAAGCGGTCATAGACGTTCAGTGAGTGTTCAACTAAGCCACCTTCATAAGATCCATGGTAGCGAGTGCTAGCTGGTGCAGTGAAGAAGTCGGTCTCATGTTCGACCCATTCCATTAGGTTGTCAATACCGTCGCGTTCGATATTTTCGGTTACAATTTTTTTGAATCGTTTAATGTAGTTCATTATGTTTTTCCTTTTCTTTTTGATAAATTTGTTCGATAGGAGTAGATCCTCCGTACTGAGTGATTAGGTTCTCTAAGTAACCCAAATTTCCTGCTAATAAAATTCGCGCCGTTGGTAATTTGTTTGCCATGCGTACCTCCTTCAATTGTTTAATGTAATATACACCAAATTCCTTGATTTTGTTTACGACAAGTTGAAAATTTTTAATAAACAAATTTGAACACCAACGACATCTGTATAGAGCCCGGTTTTAATCCCTTCGACAATATCGCCGATAATAGCCATACCTTCGAACGCTGAATCTAATGAGTAATTAAAGTTCGATTTGATCTTATTGATTGTAAATTGCTTCACATTTACTGTCGACTCTTTAGCGTTTTCCGTACCTAAAATTCGACTAGCTGCGGCGAAATTATTGTATAAAAGGGTAAGGAACCCAAGGACATTGTCTTGCGTAGCTATTAAAGTTTGAACATATTCAAAGGCTCGTTGAGGTTCGTATCTAATAACACTATCCACGGCTTCGAAGACTTCGAACTGGAGGTCTTTGTGAATAAGGGAGTCTACTGCTTCCTCGGTAGGTAATTTCACCCGGCTAATCTTGTCCAGCTCGTTTTCGATACGCGAGTAATCTCTATCACATAGTTCAATGACTTGTTCCAGTAGATTAGGAGCTACATTGAACTTTTTCGAAAAATGGTTCATTAGTTGCGTAGTAGTCATTCGGTCAAACTGAACGACATGGTCTGCGAACTGTTTTAGAAATTTACTGCGCCCGTCGATCTTCGTGTAAAGCAGGATCAAAGTCCCGTATTTAATGTCCTCTAAAGACTTCCAGCGCGATTCAGTAGATAGGAAGTCCTTATCGTCCCGTACCGCAAAGACCTTGTCATTTGCTACGATAGAACGCTGAGTCAGTGGACGTAAAATAGAGGCTACACTTGACTCCCGTTTGACAGGTGTTTTCATTTTAGCTAAATAGACGTTCATTAGTCCAATTTCTTCGCCAGTGAAGATGTAGAACGGTAGTAACCTGTCTTCCTTAATATGAGTCATAAACTCCATTAAATTAACCAATTTCTTGGACCTCCTTTACGAGCTTGTTCAGTGCGAATAGTTTGTTCTTACCCTTGGACGATACTGTTCCTAGGCATTTTGCTATTAGTCGTAATAGTGCGTAGTTAGCTAGTAGAACTTCGGTATCCAAGCCTTGTCGATTTTGGTAGCCGATATAGTTCATTGCAATTTCTAAAAATAGTTCCGGGATCAGTGCGTCTTCCCTTGTGTCCGTGTCTTTTAGTTTGAACCAATCGACCATCTTTAGGGCGTTACTAGACGAGGCTTCGAAAATATTGTCGTAAAAGAACTGAACTTTTTCAAAGTAAAGATTCAGTCCATCCTTACCGTGTGATTGAACAATGAACTGAACCTGTCCAGGACTACTGAACATAGGAGCCATCTTTAGGATGTCCTTACTAGATTTCACAAAGCGTTCTAAATAGTGTGATACTTCGTCCGTTGAATAAGGAAGCAAGGTAACAACCCAAGAGCGCGAAATAAGCGTATCCAAGACATCTCCTTCGGTATAAGCCAGCATGCAGATATGAACGTTCTTAGGTGGCTCCTCCGTTACTTTTAGGAGGCTATTTTTAGCGCCGATGGACATACCTGCGACCTGTACGACGAACAAGGTAGGTTGAGCAAGACTAGAGCTTAGTTCAATCATGTCCCTAATATCGTCGACTTTGTTTTCAATAAAGATACAGTCATAGCCAAGTTCCTGCGCTACATACCGGGCGAATGTTCGTTTTCCCGATTTCTTTGCTCCTACAATGACCATTGAATTAGGAAGGTATTTTCTTTGCTTGACAAATTCCTTGGCTTTACGTTGCCCAATAAAATCGACCATGCTAGTCCTCCTGCGTCATTAGTAAGATTTGAGCTTCTATAATAGGCTTAGCGTTAGGTTCCCATTTAATAACTGAGTTCAGTTTGTTCATTTCTTCCAGCATCCACAAGAGCAAGGAATAATCGACAGTATGTTGAAAACGTGCCAAGTCTGCGCCTAAATGATTAGGCAAGGAAGTGAACGAGATATCTTGCGTAAGGGCGTACTTACATACATCGACAAGGAAGTCCGTATAATTGCGCATAGTTAGCTTCAAGTCTTTGCCGGACATAAAGAAGTCATCTAATGTTCGTAACGCTGCTTCTGTATCGTTCGAAAGAATCGTGTCAGTCAAAGCTACAAAGGTCTCATAATCTGGCGTACCTAAGGCGTTAGCTACTTCTTCGACTGTAATGTCCATAGTATAGTCCAGGACTTTTTCTAAGCGTGTAATAGCATCGCGCATACCTCCATTGGCGAGCTTACCAATGAACGCAAGAGCTTCCGTGTCCCAGCTATACGGTGCACCGTTTTCACATTCACTTTCTAAAATATAGGCAAGTTGTGTGACGATGTCTTTGTTAGGGATGCGAGTAAAGTCAAAGCGTTGAACCCGGGACATAATCGTTCCAGGTATCTTTTGAGGATCCGTAGTACATAGGATGAAGATAGTTCCTGCAGGTGGTTCCTCTAGTGTTTTCAATAGTGCATTAAATGCTCCAGTTGATAGCATGTGAACCTCGTCAATGATATAGACCTTGTACTGACTATCCAAGGCTTTAAACTTGCTATCCTCTATAATGTCGCGGACATTTTCTACGCCGTTATTAGACGCAGCGTCAATCTCAATGGGCGTACCTTGTCCATTATTGACATCTTTTGCAAAAATACGCGCTGAAGTAGTCTTACCTGTTCCAGCTCCTCCGCAAAATAGGTAAGCATGTTTGATCTCCCCTGTCTCTAGTTGGTTGATTAGGATTTCCTTGACGTAGTCTTGTCCTACTACGTCGGAGAATTGCTTAGGTCGGTATAGATTTGCTAAATTGATCAAGTTGGTTGTCCTCCTGAAATTTTCAATAAGTGTTGAGCGGTACCCTCTACCCATGGATCTGTATACGGTAACCCCATACCAGTATTACCGTCGAATGTTCGAAAAGCCTCGTACCATGCGGATTTTCTAAATTCATTAGGGTGCGCTTGGATAAGGTCAAAAAGTTCGTGGCTCCATCTGTCATACTGTCCGTCTGTAATAAGATTGACGTTTTGACGGTAGTAGAGATTTGAATGAACTAATATTTGACGTTGACGTCGGTTCATTAGTTCCAGTATCTTGCGATCTAGTTGAACCTTAGGTCTGCGCTTGATAGGCTTGGAGACCTTAGGTCCACTAGGTCGCGAAAATAATGTTCGTTGAACCATGTTACTGCTCCTCGTAAGAGATAGCCTCGTGTACGCAAGTCATTAGATCATCGAAAACTTGGTCGTCTTCCCGTAGTCGTTGAACTATTTTAGACTTACCTTGGAACTTTAAATCGTCCCCGTTTTCGTCCTGGAGGATCTCACCTGTGTCTGGGTCTAAAATACTGAACCAAGCTCCTGTCTTGTTTACGAAGCCATATTCGATAGCTACATCTACAAGGTCACTTTCGACTTGAATCCCCTCGTGGTATGACAAGGTATATTGAACCAACTTACGGTCGGGTTTAAATGCCTTGGTTTTTTCGACAAAGGCTTCGACCATGTTACCCGCAGGGTTACGAGCAGAACGGTTCACTTTTTCACCCTTTTCGTCAATGAAGTCTCCTTTGCGGAACTTAATACGAACGGCACAAGCATGCTTCCACATCTTACCGCCTGGCGTGGAGTATGTCGAATACATACTATTCAAGTCTTCGCGGATTTGGTTGATACCTAAGAAAATAGCATTGTACTTAGTCAAGTAAGGCGTTACTTTTCGACTGAACTCTGTCAACGGCGCCGAAATACCTGCGTACGCTTTTTTGGTAAGCTCTTCGTCCAGTAGGTTTTGACTAACCATGTAAGGAAGTGAGTCTAAAACAATAAGACCGACTTCACCTGTATCGTACATATCAATGACATACTGAAGGATCTCCTCTGCGGAGTTATGTTCCGGTCGTACAATCCAAAGGTTATCCACGTCCACGCCTAATTTCTTAGCCCAATCCGTGTCCAATGTATTTTCTAAATCCAAGTATACAATTTTCAGTGGCTCCTTATGAGCGTCCAAGCGCATTTGGATTTCCTTGATTTTAGTTTTGTTCGAACCTTTTGCGTTTTGTAGTTCCTCCAGTTTAGCGTTCAGTTCCTCTTGTAACTGTTCCCACTCTTCCTGGAAAATGTACTGCGCATTTTTTACAATGTCCAAAGCAGAAGTGGTCTTACCACTTGACTCAGGTCCAAAGAACTCGATAACCCGTTTGCGAGGAAGTCCGCCGTAGGTTTGATAGTTCATTATAGGAGTAGAAAAGGGAATCCTCGGTAGGTTTTCCCTCTCTAGTCCGTGAACAGCTACCAGCGCCTTGGAGTCCTTGTTCCAATCCTGCATAATCTGTTCAAGTTTCATTAGAAATCTCCTGTACTTCCATGTCCTCCGCGAGCTTTATTTCCTAAAGACTCAACGAAATTAAAGTTCAATTGAGGCTGCTTTTCTTGGATACGGAACTGCGCAATGCGTTGATCATAGAATAGTTCAGTGTCCTTAGTTGCGTACCATACGGAGAACCATTCATCGGTATCCCCCTTGTAGCCCTCGTCAATAACACCGCTTGAGACGAAGATTAGTCCAGTCTTTTTGAACAAACTTGAACGAGGATGCAAGATAGCTTCATGTCCTTTAGGTAGTTCTAAAGCAAAGCCGTGCGCAATTTTAATGCTATCACCCGCTTTAATGTTTAGGACTTGCGCCTTTTGAAGAACGGTTCGACATTTCGATACTTGTTCCTTACTAGCGTCAATAGCAGTGATTGAACTAATACGAACATCGACCCAATCTCCTGTAAATTTAAGTCGGTCAAGTTTAGGGTCAATCATCTTTACGGCGATTTCTTTTTGCATGTAGTGTTACTCCTGTTGAATTATATTGGGTGAGTTCTATATCGTTAAGTCTAAATTGGTGAACTCTTTTTAACGAAGCTAATACTTTATCCGCTTGCTCCAGTTTAGACTGAACCTTTTTGTAGGCTCGTTTATAGGCCGTCTCAATGACGATCTCGTTCATTACCAATTTGCGCGTCTCGGATTCTTTGTCCGGGATTGTTTTCCCTGCCGCAAAAGCGTATAGGTCGTCATATTTTTCGCGACGGATTGCAGCACTTGCGTCCATCTTAATACCGACGAGTTCGGCTCTGTCCGTAGTGAAATACATGACGGTCGGTAGGTAAGCTATAAAATAGTTCAAATCTTCCGTGGACATGGATTGAACATCCTTCAGCAACTCCTGGATCTGCTCCATCACATTGTCCAAAGGCTTAGTAGCTTTTTGAACTACTTCATCGACTACGACATTGACAATTTCACCATAATCTTCGGCGTTCTTCGAAGCCTCAGCGAGTTCGTCCAGTCGTACATCAATACGGGGTAGTTTAGGCTTACCCATCTTGCTTGTCCGCTAAATGTTCCTTGAACGCTTTAAGAACATTTTCAATCGGTATTGTCAACCGCGTGCGCTTTTTGAAATAGTCCACTGAATATCCAAGTTCAGTCTCTACCGTTGGGTTGATACTCTTTTGTCCTAGATTTCTTAGTCGTGTGAGTTGAGTCATTGGATACCATTTAATCATCTCGTGTTTAGTAAAATAAACTAATACACCTCCAAGCGCATGCTTGCAACGGTCTGCAATGAATAGTTCCTGCCATTGATGTTCACTAATATTCGAAAACGGTAAGGAACTTGATTGCGTAGTTTTTAGTTCGACGTAAACCGTCCCGTACTGCGTCGCAGCGATAAAGTCACAAGGGTTTGCGACTCCTCTAAAGCCGTTGGTAGTATCGTACAGACGGGAAAATCTAGCATCATTACCACAAAGTTCGGCGCCCTTTTTGAAGTCCTCTTCGAACATTTTGCCAGTATAGGTCATAAGCTACGTCCCTCCTTCCTACAATAAGGGCAGTAATTAGACGAGCAATAGATCTTAGGACTTTCGCCTCGTTCTACATACTCTTCACAAGTAACTAGCTTGTCCAATACCTGTTCCTTCATTGCGTCCGTGATATGGTAGGTATAAGCCTTTTTCTCAAAGTTATCACGGTTCTCGTAAAGGAACAAGACGTCATCTACACCTAAACACATACCATAGCAAGTCGCCTGCATTTTGTGTTCTTCGTACGGCTCCGTATGTTTATTGAACTTGAACATCGTCTCCGTCTTAATTTCCATGATGTACGTCTTACCTTGCCATCTTACAAGGCCGTCACATAGGAACGACAACTGAAGAAGTTCGTTCTTACATTTTGTTTCATACTCATTTTTGACGAAGTTTTGATCAACGACTGTACCCTCTACGGGATTTTCTTCCAAGTATTCAGCTACATCTAACCACTCAAAGTCTGGATCCGTTTTAGATAGGCGTACCATGTACTCCTGCAATACTTCGTGTCTAAATGTACCAGCTTCGCCCATTGCGATAAGATTGTAACTAGCATTATCTTGTAAGGCTTGTCCAGTACGTTCAAAGTACATTTTACGCAAGCAACCTCCAACGCCACTTGGTTTGTAATACGTTGAAGGTTTATAAGGCTCTTGCGTGTTTTCGATGATATGAGTAAACTTGTCCACGAAATTAATAGCAGGTTCATTCACTTTTTCCGCTGCGACCATTTTAGCTATTCGGGACAGTTTATTGCTCATTCAGCGTCTCCTTCTTCTTGTGTAGCAAGGTAGTAGGTAACTCCATTAGCTTCGATTTTAAGACATAGTTCATTTCCAAAGTGAATGTCAAAATGGTCTTCACTTACCGTCGCTAAAATGTCGCGAAGTAGTAAGCTATTGATCTTACAAGAGAAGTCAGTACCCTCTTCTAGTTTAGTGTACTTGACAAGCTCTTTTGAACCTTTGGTCGTAATGATCGCAAGTTGTTTAGGACCGAAGTCTAAATGAACGGTTCCTTTATCGAAAGCGGTCATAAACAAGGTCAAGCGTTCCAGGATACTTTGAATCTCTGCGGTAGGTAGTGTAGCCTTACCTTCGAACTCTTGTGAGTCCATGATGCTCATGTCCTGATAATCTTCCATACCTTCCATGATACGGCCGTAGATTTCGATGGTTGATGTCGATACATAAATGTATTCATCTTCGAACGTCCATAGATACAACTTGTCTTCCGTGATGGAAGCAAGCAAGCGCATTAGGGGGGCAGGGATAAGCAACTTGGTACCGATGTCTTGGATAGGGTTCAAACAAACTCTAATAATATCCGAGGTGATCGCTTGGTTGTGATCTAATAGGTAACCCGTGTAGACCCCGTCTGCGTTACTTTTCGAAACCGCTGAGTCATTGACATTAGCTACATTGTAGAACAAAGAAGACTTGAGTAGCTTCGCTGAACCTTCGTCCAGCTCTTCCGGCAATTTGTCGTCGAAGGACGGATAATCTTCGTCACCTGTAACGATGTCGACTTTATAAGTACCATTACCCTTAACTTCTAAATATTCACCTTTGGGTGTGAGTGTTACGGTGTCCACGGTAGTTTTTTCAATCAATTTACCGAACTGTTCAGCTTTAATGATAACGTCAATTTCACCTTCAGCTTCAAGTGTATAGCGTAGCCAGTTCGAACCATCGTATCCAGTGAACGTCACTACTCCGTCATAACCTTGGATATACCAATAACGTGTGATTTCAAGTAACTTACTTGCGGACAAGCGGTTCAGTTGACCTACCGCATCCATAAGGTCCTGCGTCTTAAACTTCATGCTCATAGGGAGCCTCCTTTAGTTTTTAGTTTATACTTTAATATACACCAAAATCACTCATTTTGTAAACAAGAAAAGGACTTATTTTCAGTAAGTCCTAATTTTTCTAAAATAGTCGGTTCTGTTTGTGCTTCGGTGGCGTGTACTTGTAAGACTTAGCCCAATCCAGTAGATACTGACAATTGATCAGTTCTCGTGCGATGTAGTTCTCTGCGAGTTCTTCGATTGTAAATCCTAGCCCTGACTCTTCAATCAGTTTTAGGATACTTTCCTGTATTGGCTTAGCTAAACGGTAGAAGTTTTCTGCACCTCCTACTTTGCGAGCGAAACTAACAATACCGTAAGGTGTCATTATGTTCCCCATCGCTCCAGTAATGACCGCCGAAGTTGAGTCCGCAGAAGTGAACGGAAATTGCTCCAGTAGAGGCAAGGCCGTTACACCAAATCCGTGAACCTTAATTTCCGGGTTCGAACTCTTTTTGATAATTTCGAACACTTGGGACATAAATTTCATTCGGTCGTTACTATGAACACCTACAAGACCTCCAAGTCCCATGTACTGAACTTTAGATCCGTCAGCGTGTCTATGAGCTAGGATCCGTTCTAAATACTGCCAAGGTTCGCCGATGTGAAATACTGGTATGACTTTGTCTCTGTCTAAAACTCTGTCGTACATATACAGGTAATTTTTCCAAGATTGTTCACTTGCGTCGATTACCTGTTGCCGTGTTGCGAACTCACCCTTGTCGCCCGGGATAACGTCGAGCGAAGCAATGACTGAAAATCGACCGTCATTTTCGTTTAGATAATCAATGTAGTCATCTAAATCGATATTGACGTTCCTTGTCCAAGCGCCATACGCACTTGAGTCGACGAACACTTTGCCAGTAAACTCCGGATGATTGTCTGCGTACTCGAACCATAATTTTCCGGTCGTATTGCGTTCGTATTTTTGAGTGAACAGTCGATTAGCGTTATGAGCTAGCAGGAAGTCCTCTATTCGACCAGCACAACCTCCGGCGAAATATAAATCAATGCTCATTCAAAAGGTACCTTTCTGTTCTCGTACTTAGTAACTAGCTTCACTGCTAGCGTTGTAAATGGAAGGATAACAAGCTCATACCCTGTCTTAATGGCTACCTGACTAATAGTCATTATGATTAATGTTTCGACCGGCATTAGCCCCCAAAATGCGAGCGGTAGGAACACAAGGCTATCCACTAGCTCTCCCATAAGACTGGAGAAGATTGCACGAGCTCCAAAGCCTTTGATTGAGTCAGGGTATTTACGTTTCATTTTAGCGAAAATTCGGTCATTTACGAAGTCTCCAATAACGAACGCAAGTAGGGAAGCTACAAGTACGCGAGGGGTACTTCCTAGCACGGTTTGGAACGCCTCTTGGTTTTGCCAATATTCTGGCGCCGGGCTCTGGATAACGGCACTAAAGACAAGAGCTGCGAAGAGGTTCGCTGCGAAACCAAAGTAGCACGTCAAACGGCTCCAGCGGTATCCGTAAACCTCGGACACAAGGTCGGATAAAATGTAGGTAATAGGGAAAATGAACACGGCTCCAGTCATTGTGATGTTGAACGGAAGAAGTACCTGTTTACTTGTAATAATGTTACTTACAACCAAAGCGACTACAAAGAGCAAAGTAAGAACTAATTGAAGTTCACTAACGAGTCGTTTACGTTTATATGTTTTTAGCATGTTCATCTCCCTTATTTTTTAATCAACTGAAGCAATTCAGCTCGCGCGGAAGCGTTTTCTTTGAATAGTCCGCGCATTGTCGAAGTGACAGTAGTCGCACCATGTTTTTTGATCCCACGTCCACTCATACAAGTATGTTCGGCTTCTACAATAACGGCAACCGCTTGAGGGTTCAACACTTCCTGGATAGCATCAGCGATTTCTTGTGTCAAGCGTTCTTGTACTTGTAGGCGTTTAGCGTAACCTTCTACAACTCGACCGAACTTGGATAGTCCAGTGATCTTATCACTTGGAATGTAGGCGATATGAACCTTACCGACGAACGGCGCCAAGTGATGTTCACAAAGGGAATTGAACGGAATATCCTTAACAAGAACAAGATCCTGATGATCGACGTCAAAGGTCTTTTCTAAATGTAGTTTAGGATCTTCTCTGTATCCTACAGTATGTTCAGCGAGTGCTTTAATGAAACGGAACGGAGTTTCTTGTAGTCCATCCCGTTCAGCGTTCTCACCTAATAGACCAAACAGTCCTTGGATAGCTGCTTCAGCGTTGTCAAGTGCGACAATTTCAGTTGGTCTTAGGGAAGCAAATCCATGCTCTCGTCCTAATACGTTACCCATTTTATCTAGTTTTGGAATTTCCATTTTATACTCCTCTTTTATTATCATATACCAATGTATGTAGCTGCGGCAAAGGTCTTACGTTATTGAACGCAGGATCCTGATAAACTTTGTCCCATAGCCATCCTAGTTTCTCCAATAAGCGACCGCTGATACTTCCTTCTTCGTAAGCATTTGCGTTACCGACTGAAAGATAGTTCACTGGACGTAGCTTGTCCTTAAAAGTTTCGAACATATTGCGAGCATAAGCCAAATCCGTATCATCGAAGATTACGATCTTAAATGACCAGTCTAGTCCTTCCTCGTTCAGTCTGTCCACAATAGCCTCTAGGATTTTCATATTAGTACGCATGCCACTTGATGGTGGTTTTGGACTAATAGTAATATCGCTGACATGTTTGAACCACTCTTGGAACCTTGTTCCTTGCGTCTCTAGTCCAAACTTGAACCCCTTTTCGCGTAAGATGTCAATCATACGAGCCATAGGTTCATTCAATAGCGCAGGGTTCCCACCTGTAAGCGTAACGTGATTACAGATTTGTTCCCCCTTTTCGTTGAAGGCAAGTTTTAAAATTCGGCTCGCTGCTTCTTCTCCTGTAATGTATTCAGGTTCAGTAGTACCGTTCCAAGTGAACGCCGAGTCGCACCAATTACAATGGTAGTCACATCCTCCAGTTCGAATGAAAATAGTCTTTTGACCTATAACCATTCCTTCGCCTTGGATTGTAGGACCGAAGACTTCCATCACAGGCATTTTTTCCGGATCGCGGACATTGATTCTAATCTTACCTCGTTCAGGTTGATTGTACTGATTAGGCATTGTCCTGCTCCTTGTCTAAAATGTCTTGGACAGTAATGACTTCGTCCTTGTTAATGAACGTCACATTTTTGTATAGCGCGATTTCTTCTTCCGTGAAGATTTCATAGTAGGTACATTCTGCGCAACCTGTTGGCGTCTCCCATAGTTTAATTGAGTCAATACGAGCGTACTTCCACATGAGCTGCGTAAGTGTCCAAGTAAGAAAACGAGACATATTTTCAGCGGTCGTTCTAAATCCAAAGAGAACTCGCTTCGTGTCCACGGCGTTAGCTAGGGCGATTGGTTCATTTCCTTGTAGCAAGGTAGCATGATCCAAACGATCAATGAACTTACCTGCTACCTGTTTGACGTGGTAAAAGTCAACGACCATTCCCTGACTTGAACCGTCTTGGATATTTTCCCCGGCTAAAGAAATTTCAACCTTGTAGGTATGTCCATGCAAGTTGGCGCATTTTCCAAAGTGACCGACAAGTTGATGCGCTGCGTCAAAAGATAATGTTTTAGATACTTTCATTTTTAGTTCTCCCTTACTTCATATTCAATAGGATCCTCAATACCGTTGATTTTAAAAGCGTTCAAACGGTCAATACATGTAGCACAAAGACCGCAAGCCTTTTCATGTCCCTCGTAACATGATCGAGTTAGCTCGTAAGGAGCATTGACTTTTAGTCCAGCGGCTACCACTTGCGCTTTATTAAAGTTCAATAATGGAGCTAAAAGATGAACCTTGTGACCTGTTCCTTGATAGATAGCTTCATCCATTGCTTCGTAAAAGGCTGGCGTACAATCTGGGTAAGCAGAACCAGCAGCGTCATCACTATGTGCGCCGTACCAAACTTCATCGGCTCCGCGACTGTATGCGACCGCAGCGGCTTGTGATAACATAAGACCATTTCTAAAAGGTACATAGGTATCGACAGTTCCTTCGCCATTTTCTTCAATAATTTCGGCGTAAGACTTATGGGAGATGTCTCCGTTACCTTGCAATAGTGTAGAGTTCGAACCTTTGAAGATTTCAGGTGATACTGAGGCTTCGACAAGTTCTACATCTAAGAACTTCGCGACGTTGCGTGCGTTGTCTAGTTCATTAGCATGCTTTTGTCCGTACAGGAAGGTCAATGCGGTTACATTGTGCGCTCCGTACCGGGCGACGGCTAGTGATAGACAGGTAGTGGAGTCCACTCCTCCACTTAATAAAACCACTTTTTTCATGGTATCCTCCGTTTATTTTTATTCATAGAGGTCAAACGAGTGTAAAATCTCTATACTTTATTATACACCAAATTTCGCCATTTTGTTTACCACTGCTTCAAAAAAAATAAGGACAAGACTGCCCTTATTCGAAGTAATGATCATAGATTTGCCCGGCGATACCTTGTAGGATCAACTGAACAAGGACTTGACCTAATACGGCTTGGAAGTACAAATCCCACGGAACAGTATTGACGCCCAATGGACTTAGTCCAAGGAATACCCAAATCCCTACATCGACAACTGAACCAATCATCGAACTTAATGAACGTCGAACGCCGAAAGTATAAAGACCTTTAGTGACGTATTGTCCAGCTACGAACGCAACTCCACTCGCTAGGACTAGCATTAAGGTATAGTTCAACGAGATACAAAGTAAGGCGGTAAGGAACAATAGGATCCAAATCATTTTCCCTGACACTTTAGCGCCGTAATGGTCTTGGATAAGTGTAATCAGTAGGAACGAAAATCCCATTAGCCAACTTGAAGGCGGTACAGTAAGAGGTCCAATGCTCAATGGTAAGAACCATACGGTAACGAGCGTACCGAAGATTCCTACTAATAGATATAAGATTGTGTAAATGTTCAAGAATTTTTTCATTGTTAGTTTTTCCTTTTCTGTTTTTATAGTTCGATTTCTTGTCCGTACCAACGGTCAACGATACTTGGGTCACATTTCATAGGCAAGCTAATAATATCCTTAGCAGCCTCAATCATAACTTCCGTCAATCGCTGCGCCCCTCGTTTTGCGTTTTCCTTAGGTATTTCACCTAATAGTTCATCGTGTACCGGAATCATTAAATGGAACCCAAGTGCTTTCAGTTCAGGGTCATTGTGTACTTTAATCATAGCGTACTTGGTCATGTCCGCTGCGGTTCCTTGGATAACGGAGTTTAGACATTGACGTTCAGCGTCTGCTATCTTACCACCATTATCATGGATTTTGATACCTTCTTCCAATGCACGAGCTTTGATCTCGTTACGCTTTTTGAACCCCCAGGCTCTATCCAACTCCGCCCAATACTGTTCAATAATATATTCAGGCACTTCCGTAGATCCTTCAGCGTCACCGTCAAAGTCTAATGGATCGAAGTTTTCGTTCTTGCTTGCGTCTATATATTCGAACGTATATTGAGGCGAGCTCATGTCGGGTAAGCGTCTGCGTCGCCCGGTAGCCGTCTCCGTGTAACCGTAGTCGATAGCATGTTGTTGAACGAATACAATGTAATCCGCTACTTTAGGAAATTGCTTGAAGAAGTCTTCCATAACTTTAGAGGCTTCTTTGACACTCACGTTCATTTGTTCGGCGATACTCGCTGCGCCCCGTCCATACATTAGCCCTAAAAGCACGGACTTGACATTGTTACGACGCTTTTTACCTTCTGGGTTTGTAGAACCGTCAGGGTTGAACTCCAAGCAATTTTCATATTCAGTGTGATACAATTTCGAACCAATTACCGCATACAAGTCCAAGTTCTGTTCATAAGCGTGGATCATGTTTTCATCTCCACTCAACTCGGCTAGTGAACGGGGTTCCTGTTGAGAATAGTCACTACCGATGATATAGTGTCCAGGACTTGCGGCAAAGATTTGTCGAACGACTGCTCCCTCACCACGCGAGGGGATATTCTGTAAGTTCGGTCCTTCACTGGACATACGTCCCGTCTTAGCGCCGTACTGTTTGAAATTAGTGTGAACACGATTGTCGGGCTTAGCGAGGTACTCGTCTAATGTCATGTAAGTTGATACCAATTTTGCGTACTTACGATACTGGAGCAAGGCTTTAGCGATAGGAATATCCCATGCTTTGACAATGTCGACCCCTGTTCCTCGAGGACTTCTATCGTCGTTACTCTTTAGCCCTAAAATGTCATAGAACAAGATCGCTAGCTGCGTGCTACTTGAAATAGAGACAGTCACTTCACCCTTACCGTTCAGCGTTAGCTTTTGGTATTGTTGGAAGTTGATTGTTCGAAGATCTTCAATCTCCGGAGCGTATTTTGCTACCTCGTAATTGAACAACTCTTCGGCTTCCTCCATCTTTTGTTCGAACTCGGCTTTAATCTCCGCGAGCTTTTCCTCGTCCAAGGCTACGCCATAAGACTCCATATCGAACAAAACTTTGATAAGTGGAAGTTCGATATTTTGATAGACTTCACTAACTCGTTCTAAATTACATGATTTACATTCTTCCGTTCCCGGAGTAAGATATAGCTCTTGGAACTTGTATAGCTCGTAAGTCTGTAGAGGGTCGAACGCTGCGTACATGTAAGCGACGTCAGGTGGGATCAAACTAAAAGGTATCCCTTTGAACAAGTCATTGAACTTAGCGACTTCGGCGTTCTCGTCCTCTTTGACGTACTTAGCATGAAGCAATTTCAATGAGTGCGGTTCGTTTTCGTTCAGTAAGTTTGAGGCGATGTAGGTGTCCCATAACGGATCCGGCATGCGAATACCTAATTGCCAGAAAATGCTATTGATATCGAACTTACCTAAATGGTAGACAAACTGAACACCACATTCAATCATCTCCTCAATGAACTCTTTCATTAGTTTAGGATCAATTTGATCTCGTATACGCTGCTTCGTTAAGTTACTTCGGTGGTTCAGTGGGACGTAAATGGATTTTTCTCCTTCGGTATATAGACAAACACCTACAAGATCTTCATGGATAGGATCCTTACCATTAGTCTCCACGTCCAAAGCTACTACGCCGTTTTCAATACATGCTCCTATATACTCGTCTAATCGATCTTCATCTGTAACTAGCTCTAGTCTTGGAAGTACGTCCTTCAATATTCGTTTTGACATTTTGCGCGCCCTTGCGATTGCGTCTGTCAAAGCGTCTCCACTAATATAGGTCAGTTCTACTGAATCCTTTCGGTTGCGCTTTTGGGATAGGATCTTTTGATCTCCTTTTCGACCTTCCCGTAGACGTACACCGAATAGACCTTTTTGCGCCATATATTTTCCTTTCCGTAAATAAAAAGGAAGCTACTGCTTCCTAGTTGTTAGAATCGACCACCTCTGGTTCGAGGGCCACTAGCAGTCGAAGGACCTCGACGTGTTACCACAGGACGGCTATCCTGTCGACTGGAACCTGTGTCCCTACTTGAACCTCTACGAGGTGACGGATTGTTCGAACGTCCATTTGAACGTCCTCCTCCACGAGCATTTGAACGTCCACGGTTATCGTCCAAAGTGAACTTCCCGTCAACGACGTCCCACATTTGATCTTCATTTAGATTCAAGATAAGAGTTCCTAATAGTTCACTCTTTTCTGGGAAGTCATCCAATGTAGCTTCCGGATCTGGATCTTCTGGGAAGAACTCATAGGTAGTACGTTGGTCACCCTTCTTACCGCTGCGCACGATTTCAAAAGGTTGCCCTACTAGAGGTCCGTATTTATTGATAAGAGTAACAATCTTCGAAACATAGCTACGACCTCTATCCCATGTTTCAACTTGATCTGTGTTCTCGTTGTATAGTTGCAAGAACAGTTTTTCGATACGAGGATAGCCCTCTTCGCAAAGTGGACAATCTTCCGGATGAATACTCTCCCCGTCCTCACTAATAGCATTACAGTTGATATAGCGACGGCGTCCGTCGACTTCTGCTTCGTGGACTACGAAATAATCCATATCCTCGCCGTCTGGATCCTCGTAAAGGAACGTAACGACCGCAGAATCTCTATCATCTGCTAAACTGAAAAATCCATTGGCAGTTCCGGAGCTAAATGAACCAGAATTGCTAATACTTACTCGACCCATGTTTGGTCCTCCTTGAAAGTGTTTAAAGTGTTATAAGGTTACTAGTGTTTTAAGTTTTCCCTATACCTTAATATACACCAAAAAGGTGCATTTGGTAAACCACTCTATAAAAAATTATCCAACTTTTTAGCGAGTGATGTTTTAATAGCACGAACGGAAGCTCGTGTTACGCCAATTTCTCTGGCTACCTCAGTGTCCGTCATTATCGAACCATTTTTAACAATGCACTCGATGTAGGCGTACTGATTGTCCGTCAGTGGTAAGGTAGGTAGAGAATTAGCAATGTCAATAGCTGACCAATCTTCGTTTACTGCGTGGTTATAGAATGCGCTAAAGTTGTCTTCCTCTTCGTTAGGAGTACCGCTTTCCCATTGCACGTCCAAGAACCAATCTCTTTGCACAGAAGTAACCTTTAAAGCCCGGTACTCATTGCGCATTGTATTGTTCATTAGGCGTGTGACGTAGGTTGCAAAGTTTGCTCCGGAAGTAGGATTAAAAGTATTCAGCGCCTTGTCCAGGGTTGTCCATACAAAGCTATCCACGTCTTGTCGCGAAAAGCTAAAATATTTCTGCCCGATTTTGTGTAGCATGCCTGAGTAACGGCGGTACATAATAGCCAAAGCTCCATTAGGATCCACGGCATACAAAGAAAGACAATCACTGTCTGGGACAAAGCCTACACATTCGACAGTATCGTTGACGAATTTGCTAGCTATTCTATTTGTAAGGTTGTTCATTGTTTATTCTCCTACAAGAATTTTGTTTTGTTTATAGTTATATTATATATTATCGTGTAATAAATTACAAGACTAAATCATCAAAATTTATTAAATTTGGATAGTCATTGATATCCCACTTGTTTTCCCAAAACTCTTGCGGATAGTTAAGGAAGTAAACAACCTTGCTAGTTTTAAGTCTGTTCCGTATTTTCCTAGAGGCCTTGTCGCCAGCAGGGTCTGGGTCTAAAGCTAATACGATTGTACGGAACGGCATTTTCTTTAGGAGTTCGAACTGATTACCGCCACCAACTCCCATCAACGCTACCGCAGGGATCCCAAGCGTCCAAAGTGTCAAACAGTTGATAGCAGATTCAGTGACGTATAATTTCGAACTATCTTTGAACCTGTCTCTATATTTCAGTACCTCGTACGCGCCGTAAAGAAATTCAGTTTTTGGGTCACTCTCACCGTATTGGTGAAATTTCTGTCCTACGCTACGTCGGTTGAAGAAGACCGTATTTCCGTCCATATCCCTAACAGGCATAGTGATACAATCGTTCAACTTGTCGTACCCTACGTCAAAAAGTTCGATAATCTCGTCCGTCAGTTTACGTTGGTACATGTACGGATGAACCCATCTGTATTTTTCTAGCTCCTCCTCCGGGATAATATTGTAAGACCTTTTAGCAGGTTCAGTCTTACGGTTGAACCCTAAATCTAATAAAGGTCTTACTTGTTCTTCCCTGGAAGCAAAATTGCGCTTGAGCCATTGGTTACCGTAAAAGCCTCCATCGCTGCGGTTGAAAAGGTCACTAATGAACTCGTTCAGTTTAGCCGTGTAGCCACAAGTGAAGCAGTGAACTGTTCCGGCTTCGATAACACGTCCACCGGAGTAGGCTACGTCCCTACTCATACCGCAGGACGGATGACGTTCCATCCCATTTCCGTGAAATGGACAAGAAAATTGCATGTTCGAACCTAAGCTCTTAGTACGTCTAAAAAGGGTTTGACCATAATCGTGTTCAAGTTCGAAAGTAAGTTTTTGAATAATTTGTTCGCACGTTGCGTCGATATATAATCCATTGACTTTCAAAATGCTTCCACTCCTTCTCTACTTACTTGTTTTTGAAGACGGTTCGAAGAACTGCGGGCTTTCAATGTAACTGGACTAGCATTGTCTTCCGTGTCGTCGTCATTTTTAAAGCCTATTAGCGTATAGGTTCCTGTCGTAACGTCCCACATGTATTCAATAGTCTTGTTATCCTCTCCATACCGATTTTTCACTACGGATAGCCGTAAAATACCGTTAGCCTCGTCCCGTTGCATGGTTATAACTCGGCTTGCGTTTTGACCAACTGCGTCACTTTCTGCGATATGTTCTAATTGAATAGTATCGTTCGTTCCGTCTTTTGCGGCACGTCCGGCCTGAACATTCAGCACAATAGGGATCCCATACTTCGCCGATAGCTTGTAGAGATCCATGGTAATATTAGCGTACTGAATACGCTTTTGTTCACGACTAGGCACGGATTCATTCATAAGGGATAGCTGGTCGATACCGACTACTTTAGGCTTATACTTTTGAATCATACTGTCTAATAAAGCTGGCGTCATGTTACGTCCACCAATCATCATTGGCGTTACGACGACAAGCGGAGTTTCACTTCCTTGCATTAGTTCAATATGGTCTTCGTATTTTTGGAGTTCCTTATCGTTCCAAACCCCTTTGGTAATTGAGTTGATACTGACATTAGATAGCAAGGTATCAATACGGGATCCAACCTGCATTTCACTCATTTCGCCGGAGTATAGTAGTACAGACTGACCTTCCTTCCAAGCGGTAGCCATCATCTTATCTAATGTCCAGGACTTACCTTGTCCCGGTCGTCCTACAATGACGATCAACTCTTCGCCTGGTAACATCCCACCTAAAACATCGTCCAAGAGTTCGAACCCTGTCGGTACTCCCAGCAAGTCTCCAGCTTTTTCCGCAATGTCCATCGCCCAATTAAAACGGTCATAGGCGCCTTTGGTCAAGTCAATACCGCCGACGAACTTGGACTGCTGGATCAGTTTTTCTAGTTTAGGTAAAATGTTCGAAACTGCGATACTCGAGTCCGTTTGCATGTCCTCGGCGGCCTGCGTCAGTATAGGGACAAGCGCATCATATAAATGTTCTTCCCTAATCTTATCGACAAGGTACTGATCACTCTCTAAAATGTTCAGTAGTTCAAATCCAGGAAATTGTTCGAGGATTGTTTCATCGTCAGGAACATTTCCGTATTCTTTAACGTGGTCAATAATGAACTGATACTCAGGGCCGTAGTCACTGAAGTATTCACCTGTAATCCCGTTATTGTTCAGTAACGCAAGACTCTTGTCTTGTAGAACTTTATTCAGTACCTGTAGCTGAATCATTGTTTATCTTACCCCCTAATCTATGTCCCTGCACATCATACAATGGATAGAACTTGTGTCCAGGACTATCTCCCAGCCATGCTCCCGTATCATCCAAGGTAATGTAGTAGGGGCGTACATTAGGATCTACCTTCGCAGTCTTAGGGCTACCTAATAAGTAACCAATAGACAAGCCGATTGCTAAACAAGCAACGGCGCCGATAATTTTTACAATCGTATCATCGTTCAAACGCTTTTTGTAATTCCAAATCATAGAGACCTCTCTTTTCATAATTGTAGGCAAAATCTAATAATCTTGTGTCGTATTGTTCAATTTCCTGTTTTGTTAGCAGTAAGCTATCAATTAAGTGAATTGACTCAATAGGCTTCAGTAAGCAACATTTGACAACCTGTCCTCGAACATTTTTATAGATCATTGGAACACGGTTGACATCTAATACTAGGTACCGTTCATCCGGATTCATTTTTAGCAACCTCCTTAGGTGTATATCCTCGAACATTTGAAGCACTGAACTCGATTACCGTCGCCATATCGTAGATCCTACTATATAACCGTTCTCCTAATACGTCCTTAATTTGCGCATCATTGTAATTGGTTGTATAAATCGTCGCAAGGTTATTGTCTACACGATAATTCACTAAATCATAAAAGTGATTATAGGATACTTGCGTCAAGCGCCCTGAACCTATTTCGTCAATGACTAATAGTTCGCAGTTTTTAAGTCGGTTCAAGTAGTCAAAAAATTCGACGCTAGTTTCAAAGTAACCAAAGTCGCCGAAGATTTCTAACATCGAAGAGCTGACACAGAAAACTCCTTTAGTCACTAATCTTCCATCAAGCGCCGTTTCGGCGATATAACGTTGTAACAACCGTATCGCCCAACTAGTTTTCCCATTACCTACAATAGGACTAGTGATCACAATGTTCAATCCTTTTTGAACATTTTCAACGACGTTCGACCTATAATCCTCCAGCCAGTTCCAAGCCTCGCGGTCAATGTTCCTAGGAACTAATTTTTGTGGTTCGAAGTATTTTTTCGGTAAGCCTGATTCAGCTAATAACTGTCGAACCTTTTTCTTCCATATTTCATTTACATCCATTGTTCATCCTTTCCTAAAATGTTCAGTTCGCCCTTAATTTTTTTTTACATTTTATTAGTTATCTTTTAGTCCTATATAGTTCAGTGTATATAATATGGACCGAAGGGGGAAAGAATATCTAGCTTGCTAAGCTGCTCTAAAGCAGCTGTAAAAATGACTTTGTAAAAAAGTCTTTTTTACTAGATATACACCAAATTTCACGATTTTGTAAACCAGTTCGAAAAAAATCTATAATTTGTCTATATTTTCCTAAGAAAAATTAGTAAAATCCTGTGAATTTTGGTTTACCGCCTAATAATTCCTCAATAAGCCAGGTTCTTTTGAACACGGACAAGGTAATTGGATTAGGGACATTAGGGCATACCTTGTCGATACTTTTTTCAATACTTGCGTATAAAAAATAACTGACTTCGACCCAACTATCAGCGCTTAGGTAATCCTTTAGCTTTTTCATTGTGTTTTGAAAATTGAACCAATTATAGTCGATACAATCTTGTTCGAACCTAAATCGGTACTGAACTAAAAAGAAATGACTGACTTGCTTTAGTGTTACTTCTTCGAACTTTTTCTGCGCTAAGTAATTCGATACTTGTGTACCTACATATAAGTAGTCCTGGTCTCGTTGAGATAAGGAACTAGCGGACTGACCAAACAGTCCCCTAGTCGTGTTCTTTATTTCCTTAAATTTTAGCGTAGCATTTTGCTTGTCCATTGTACGCGATTTTATACGCTCTCTGCCCATGTGTTTCTCCTCGTAGTGTTATACTATGACTTTCACGTTAAACGCGAAAATAGGTACGAAATATTAAGAATTTTTGCGGGATTTAGACGTCTTCTTCTTGGACTTCTTAAATCGCAGCGTATAGGACACAGATTCCACGATAGCAGGCTTCACCACGTCCGCGTCAAGCTGCTTGTTATAGATCAAGTCCTCTAATAAATCTTCATTGATTGTCGGCTTCATTACAATAAGATTTTGAAGAGCTTCCTTGTCCTTACCTTTTGCGTCCTTGATCAAATCCTGGATAATGCTAATGAGCATAGTCTCGTCCATGGATGACTTAGTTGTCGATGAACAAGTCACTTGCCAGCCGTCGGCTTCTGCGGACTCGATGTCTTCGGTAAGCATGTACTGTTTAATCAGTTCCTTGTCCGTTTTGACGGCTTTGTTTAGGATCCCAAGTTCGTAGTTATTTTGCGCTAGTTCCGGAAGTAGCTCGAGGAACTCTTTTTCACTTTTAATTTCACTCATTAGATTTTCTCCTTCATTAGTTCGTTAAGGTCCGTATCTACGGCCTCCTCCATTGCCTTTTTGAACTCTTTGCGTTCCTTGGCAATCTGTTGACGTTCACCCCACATGTGTTGGCGATTGTAGAACGCCAAGTCACCTGGCATTATAGAGTCTCTAAACTTGATCAGTTTATTTACACCCTCTTCGCTCCAGTAACGTGTCTTCTTTTGGTCTAAATCGTTACGGAACTTCGGTAACACAAAGGGGAAATGAATATTATTTTCCTTTGCGTACTCTGCGGCGCCGTACCATACGCGAGTAATGGTCGTTTGACTACGCTCTACTCTTTTACATACTTCCGAAATTCGGTAGTATTTAACTCCATCAATTACTTTCATTCAGTAACCTCCGTATCTTTTCACATTGATCTGGACTTGGCAGCTTGTCCAGTTGAATGAACCTTTTCAGTTCCTTTGGGTTGCAATCTAAATGGCTACAAAGTTCTTCCTTTGTATACCTGTCTTGTAAGGAAGGAATAGCTAAACAATGGTCAATAGGTGTCCAGGACTTGTCACCTGTCTCCAGTTTGCGTTTAGTGTCCTTCCTTAGTTCGTTATATCGTTTTCTAAAAGTCATATCTTCTCCTATTTCCGTAGCAATATATCCAGCACGTTCGACAATTTATTTCGAAGAGGTTTACCGTCTACAATGTAGTCAGCGAGTTCACCCTTACTTGCTACAATGTCCTCGATCGTCTCGTCCATTGTGTTCTTACAAACTAGCGTGATAATGGACACGGTAGAGGTCGCACCAATACGGTGAGCCCTGTCCTCCGCTTGATCCTTCTCGCCTTTTGTCCATGGACTATCGAGGAAAATGACGGTTGTCGCTTTAGTTAAGGTGAACCCTGTCCCTAATGCTCCAATAGTGCCACAGATAATAGCCGGGCGTTTGTCGTTTGTAAATTGTTCAATGACTTCGAACTTATCGTCCGTCTCCCCTGTTACTAAATAACAAGGCGCTAGTGACTTAGCTTGTTTTGAAAAAGGAGTAATAATCTTTTCCCAATTACTGAACACTATCACGGATTGTTCATTTTCAATACATTCTTGGATAATTTCCAAGGCGCGTTCGAACTTTGCGGACTTGACCTTTTTAGTGGTCAATACTTCCGGGTTACCTGTAGCTTGTCGCAGTCGAATAGTCTCTGCTAGTGGATTTGTACTTAACATGACCTTGTCGATGTCTTCAATGAGCTTTGTTCGAACTTCGTTGTAGATTTTAGCTTGGTCTTTGTTCATGTCGACGTACTCGGTAGATCGAATCTTTTCAGGTAGGTCTAAAACTTGTTCCTTGGTTCGCCGAAGCATATTGTCCATTACTAAATTTTTCAGTTCAGTTAGGTTGCGGTAACCTGTTACTTGTCCAAAATTATCAAGTACGCAGTAACGTTCTTTGAACGCCGAAAAGGAGTGACGTTCTACTCCTAGCCATTTTAAAATGTTGTAGGTATCTACAGGTGAGTTCAGTAACGGCGTACCTGTAAGCCCAATCTTGTAAAAACTGTTCAGTGAATGTAGGGCAGTACCTTGTTGACTGGAAGGATTTTTACATTTATGAATCTCGTCTACGACAACCATTCCTATCTCCCCTGTCTGCGTCAACTCCTTCAGCGCCGAAGTGAATGACTTGTCTCTAAGAGTTTCAATATTAGTAATAAGGAAATACTCTTTGTGATCTAATAACAAGTCTTCCACTCGTTTTTGAACTCCGTCGATAGTCAAATTACCTTTTCGGTTTACCCGGCTACCAATGATATGAGCCTGCTCGTTTGAATGAATTTCAACTTCTTTAGCCCAATTCCATTTTAAACCAGACACGCAGCAAACGATTAAACAATGACGGAACTCGTTCTTGCGACTAACTGCGATATCGATTGCTTGCTTAGTTTTCCCTAATCCCTGTTCATCACCTAAAAGGAAGCAAGGATGCTCCTTCGCGTATTCAAAGCTCTCTACTTGATGTTCAAAAGGTTCGGTCTTGTAAGTGAAATCCCCTACGTCGGCTTCTACAATTCGATTTCGACTATCAATGTAGGATTGAACATCTTTTGAAACTTCGCCAATGATTTCTAAATCCCAATACTCCAGGGCGTTCAATACGTCCAGGAAATACCTAATAGGTACCTCAAAGTAATTATAGCCTCGTTCTTTGATTTTAGGAAGAGAGGATAGTTGGGTACCTAGTAGCTCCTCGTCTTCCTTGTCATCAATGTCTGGGATAGAGATGTAAATACTATTTCCTTTTTTGTGCATCCGGGATTTTTCGATTTTTAGTTCGATCAACCCTTAGCTCCTTTCACTGAGTATGTGATTAGTTCCATCGCAGTATCCAAGTCTTCTTCCCGTCTAATAGTAAAGAATCCGTCAATTGGCCAGCCGTATTTCGCGGGTACAATTCGATCCAATTTTGCTTTCATTTCCTCAGGCATAGCACGGGATAACACGTTGATCCGAACTTTTGACTTGCTTTGGAAGATTTTCACAAAGTTGTATTGATGGGAATACTTAATGAACGATTGAGTCACTCCGCGACGAGACGCAGGGAAGTCATGCGCAATGCGTGCTTCTAATTGTTTAGTAAGAGATAGCACGGTGTCAGATTTTGGAATACCGCTTTTTTGCTTTTGGCGTTTTTCCTTAATCTCTACGACTTCCTTATCGTTACCCTTTTCAATGCGTTCAACTACAATTACTTCAGTAGCTGGACGAGGGCGACGGTTTGTACGTTTTGAAACCTTTGGACCTGCAGTAGGTTTAGGTTCAGTTTTAGGTTCTTCCTTAGGCTCCTCTTGTTCAGGGACGGATTGAACACTATACCAACGTTCAAAAGTAGCTTTTGAAACCTTAACAGTTTCTTCGCTGCTAATGTTCAATAGTTCGACCTTTTGCTCCTTCTCGTCTAAAGATACTACTTTAAACTCTTTGCGGTTGCGTTTGTTCAAAAGGATTGTACCTTTTACAAGTTCGTTGAAATTTACTTTCATTTCTTTACCTCCAGGACAATGTCCATTTCTTTATTTTCTTTATTATAACGTATTACCCGGTAATAGTCAAGCGTTTTATTCGAAAAAGTTGAACTTTTTTTTTGACAAAAAAAATCCAGGTACCGAAATACCCAGATTTTTCTGTAATTAAGAAATCACAAAGTAGATAAACAATGAACAATAATAGTATACGAAAATTGAACCATTTTGTCAATCGACTAAAAATAGAGTAAAACAAAACCCCGTAAGGAGTGAACCTTACAGGATTAAGAGAAACAATATTTAGAAAAGAGCTTCCTCCTCTCTTTTTATAGATGCCAGTCCTCTGGCGATACAAGGTAGGTCGTGTGACCTACAAGTTCAATCTTAGTTCCTGCGACCGGCATGTTGATAGCATTCACTAAGACATTTCCGCTAGTTAAAATGACGAAGTTGAGTTTAGTGTTCGGCAAAATTTGACCATTTTTCAAAACTGCGCAAGAAATCAGTACATTGTGCATAGGTCGAAAACCTTCAACGATTTTACGACCGATTGCGTAAGTACCATTTCGATACGCTGTTCCAATAGTGTTCAAAAATGCGTAACACTCACCCTCTTCATTGCGTTGGAGATAAATCTTTTCTCCATTCAATAGCTTGAAGTTTCCTTCAGCGTTTTCACTTACTTTAGGCATTGTATCCTCCTTACTTAGTAGTAATAAGCCCGTCAGGCTCTACTTTGAACGCCTCTTTATCCGCCAATCGTCCGTCTTCTAATAGCATGTAGTAACCGCCATTATAAGGAACGAACGTACTTGATTTCATATCACCGTTGGTAGCATCACAATAATACCAATTATCGTAATACTTGATCCAGCCGGTCTGCATGGATCCGTCGCGATTAAAGAAGTACCATACACCACCGATTCGCTTCCAGGACGTAGCCATATAGCCGTCCTTGTCGAACCAATACCAATTTCCATCGGTGTGATGTAGCCACTTGTCTGCGTACATGTAGCCTGATTCATTAAAGTAGAACCATGCTTTATTGTCTTCGATATATTCGAACTGTCCTTTTGGATAAGTTCCATTAGGTCGTACATACCAAAAACCAGTGTCATCTTTTTGCCAACCACGTTTAGGTTCAGCGGCTTGTTTACCTGCGTTAGTCAAACGATAAACGTAGTAGTAAGGACGACCAGCAGCGAGCCAGCGTTCATCGTGGTCATTTACGGAGATCCCGTCATACGCCCAATTACAGTGAATGGTATTATCACTGTCAAT